AAATCTTCAACCTCGCATTTAAAAATCTAGAGGAGCAAAAGAGCTATCCAGGCGATCCCAAGTTGCAATTGTTTTGCAAGATTGTTACAGGTGATCCAAGTGACAATATTCCCCAAGTTCTGTCAAAGTGTGGAGACAAGACGGCCATCAAGCTCTACAATGATCGCGCAAAATTTGAAGAACGGTTGAAAAAGGAGGATGCGTGGGATAAATTTGAAAGAAATCAAAGATTAGTCAATTTTGATTTCATTCCTGAGGATTTAAAGGCCGAGTTCATGACAAACTTTTGTAGTCAAGCTCTATAAAACATTAATCAATATTCTCTATATTTTTAATAAAATAATTGCTGAAATGACGGCAATTATGGTTATACAAATTAAATGGAGAGGACCAACCATCTAATATTTTGCATATTTCTTTGCTACCCAGGCGCCTAAGAGTTCTTTTATAAGACGTATCAGTCAACGTTCTTTTGTGCCACTCATCTATTAGATTCTTCCTGCTTAGATGTTTAAAATGTAGTGCGCGATATTCGCCAGTAATATTTTTTCCCATTAATAGCTTTAAACAAACACGAGCATCTACAATAGAATCTTTCGGTACATAATCAATCATATACACATCACGGAATTTATCCGTGGGCCAATTTATAATATTTGGACCATCCTTGCCTTTTTTAACCATTATAATGTGATGCAACTTTACAAATGGAATAAAGTGAAATATGGGGCTACCAATAAGGTTAAATTGATAGTTTAATACTGAAGCTATGCGAAATGCATGTATTAATAAAAAATATATAATCAGTTTTATAAACATCCTATAATGTTATATATTCCATTGTGAAACCTTTTATATCATTTGCACTAGTTTTCATAAAATAGTTTTGGATTTTATGAAAAATTGAAAGCTTTTATTAGAAGAAGACAATGGTACCTTTTCACTCACGCTATCAGCAAAAATGCTCACTTACATGATTGTATTTATTGCCATTGCCTTTGCCTCCGTAGCAAATGGGTTTGCTATTAGCAGTCCAATGGGTCGCGTTGTACTTTCAAGAGGGTATGTTAGCAGATCCAGAAATAGCTGGGCAGAAAAAGAGGCTCTAAAAAAGGCAAAAGAACTCCGTTTGAAGTGCAATTATGTGAATGAACGTTTCCCTTTTACAAAAGGAACATCGTCTGTTCCGCCTCCCACAAATTTCAAGAACATTTACACTATAGACCAAGCAAAAGAGCTCTGGGATTTTCAGCAGAAGAATTGCATTCCAATGGATCCCATAGAGATTAGTGTATGGGAGAAAATATTTGTCTTATCAATGCTTTGCCTTTTACCCATACTTTTAATAATAGCAACTTGTCACCGCGAAGGTTATTATGGCGGGGAAATCTAATAATATCCTGGTCTATAGTTAGAGTTGTATCTATTTCCAGGGTTGTATCTATATCCAGGATTGTATCCAGCATTATAACCATAATTATTTCCATATCCATATGCAGGGCGTGTCAAACTACGCGTTTTATTTCCAGAATAATAGCCCTGCCTTTTATTGCGCGTTTGTTGACGCTTTTTCTCTGTATCTTTTTTCTGTTCTACGCCGCGATTATTGTAGTATTTTGCAATGCGTTTTGGGTCAAAAACATACATGGTAGAGGGTACAAATTGAGTTCCCGTTATTTTTGACAATAACTCAAGAATATTATTTTTCTTTACTTGACATGATAGCGACACTCTTTGGGTAATTGGTATTGTGCGCCCAGGATACAACTCAAGATCCACCACGACGTAATAACTGAGCCTTGATGAGCTTTCTAAACTAGACGTAATGTGTCGTCTTGTTGATGCACCACCGCGTTGACCGCTACCCCTAAACTTACGCGTCACTCTCCCACCACTACTACTTGTAGATGCAAGAGAGTCTTCGTCCCCGGCATGACCTTTTTCTTTGGATTCCATTGCCTTTTCATAATCCAATTTTTCACGTCCTATTTTTGTCAAATTTTTTTCAATAATATTAATAAGTCTAAAATCAAAATTTCTCCTCATTCTAAAAACTGAATGCCAAATCAAAAATTGAATATATTTTGGAATCTGTTCATACTTTAAAACAAAATCACCAATTTGACTATTTAAAAGCAACTGATATTTACCAACATCATTTGGTCTACTGCCAACAGTTGCACAAGTTGACGTATCTGGCGTTAAAACTAGTAAGATAAAACTGTTTATATCTCTCTCTAATTGACCAAACCCGTTAAGGCCTTGTGACTCTACAATTCTTACTTCATCAAAAATATTTTTAATACGTTTTAATTCACCCTGTTTAACACAGCAAACATTCTCTCCACTAAGTTCATTGCGAACTGAATATTCCTTGCGTGTATTATCAACTCTTGAGATGTGTAAATCACCCTGCTGCCAATCTTTTGTAGGGTCTGGATTTCTAAAACGTACGGATTCTCCTTCTTGAAACATGCCAAACCCCGAAGATCTAGCTGGAGATTCAGTTTTACATAAGTTAAACACAATTATTTTAACTTGAAATATTATTTCAAGTAGACCAATAACAAAATTTGGACGATCAAAACTTATTCCTTTATACTTTTGTTGTATACCATCTTGCAAAGATTGAACAGTAAAAACTCTTTTTCCATCAATTTCTTGTGTATAAACATCGTCAACCGCTTGAGAGTTTGTCAATATAAGCTGCCCATTAAATGCATCACATATGCATTGAAGTAGGGATTCGTTATTGCCAACTCCAATAGGTTCAACAACCGACCACGAATCCAAGGTTAATTTATTTTCCTTTCCAGTACCAACATCAAGCATTCTTTTCATTGTATAATTCAAGTCATCCATTAAACGATTGAATTTTGGTGTCAATTCAAAATCAACTTCGGCCATTTTTAATGCAATTTGCAGTGCATCCACTGAACTATTAAAGCTAGCTGTAAATAAAGTGTCATTGTCTTGATCGCCTATTAGTTTAGTACACTGAGTTTGAACACCGCCTTTTTCAATTGTTGGAACCAAAAGATCTAATGTTTGCTGGCATTCTACAATAACTGCAACTTCTCTTTGTTTTAACATAGCAATCTGTTTTGACAATAAGAATGCATTTTTTGTATTAGTCTGTTGCATTTCACCCAATGCTGTTGTAGCCTTTGCCTTATTTCCAGTAAATTTCCCAACATCTATAATTAAAGATTCTGGGACAAATAGCAATCCAGAGCCACCAGTAGCTGGTAAATCACTAATAGTATAACCCATTCTTATGAAATATTGTTTCCAAAACCCATTAATACTAAGTTCTACCTCTAATACATTTTTACTGGCAACTAGGAAAGATCTATATCGCAAACAGTTGATCTCACTCAAATAAGAGTAATACAATATTAGGTCATATGTTTCTAATGCACATAGAAGCAATCTACTATAGAGTTTCTTTTGCTCTTTAACCGCAGGCGTATCGTTTTTAATAAGGGCATTTATCATAAGCGGAGATGCCAAGACAGTTGCGCTTTTATCGGCCTTAAGAAGCTCTTCCAATTTAGTTCTTTCTTCCCCTGTAAATTTGTCTTCATATGAAACAAGGCGATCATTGCACGAATTCATTGATATCTTTATCGCAGAAGTTGATCTCTCAAAAAATTGCTGCGTCATATCATGCCATATTTTCCAAATATAATAGGATATTTTTTCATAATTTAAAAGCACCTCATTAGAATAAACAAGAAATTGGTATTCCTCGCAATATAATAACCCACTAGATTCATAGTATTTTTTAATCCTGTCTTGAGCATTATATTTCTTATTTTTGTATTTTTGCAATAAAAGTTGCATTCCTGAAACCCTGTCATCTATTTTTTTAAGAAACTCGTTTGTTTTAATGAGGCGAGATATATTTTGAAAATATGCGACATCAAACGCCATCGCATCTTCCCAAATCTTTAATACTGACTTGTATGCTTCTGTTTCCAATCCATACCCAACCTTGGTCATTTTCTTTAAAATAGAAAAGGGCGACGATGACGTATCTTTCTTGAAAAAATCTAGCAACATTGACATAAATTTTGACATTGAGTCGCAGTAAGCCAATTCATTTTGAAAAAACGTTTTTAAGGCTGTATATGCCGCAATGATTAGCTCATATTCTTGAACGATTCCTTCAATATATCTTTCAAACAGATCGCCCAATTCCGCTTTTTTTTCGCTATACAAGGCTTCATAACTAAACGGACTAGCTCTGCTTCCACGAAATTCATCAATCTTTTGAAAAAAATTGTCAATTGTAGTAGTAAAAGTTTTATTAAATGTAAATAATGACATGAATTTGCTAGTAAAACTGGATTCACTTTTAGTTAACACTGTCCTGACATCCAATAGTTTTTTAAAAGTTGATTCCAGAACAGGGTATTTCTTTAAGTAGTCTTCAAATGATATTACTTCGCCATCGGTTTGCTGGGAATAAAATAGGGAAATACTTATGGGATCTAGTGTAAGGCTTCTTTGCTCGGGAAAGTTGTCATTTACTGTTGGATTATCATCTAATTTGTCAAAAACCTCGCGTTGCTCTCTAACAATTGCATCTGTCACTTCAGGAGGGAGATTTCTGTTCAATTGGACAGGCTCTTCGCTTACTCCTCTTCCTCGGGTGCTTAAAAATTGATTTGCTGATTCTAGTAATTCGGCGTTTTTTCCTGTTACTGCAGATGGTGATATAGCCTGCAACTTTGCTAATTCTTTTTGGGCAATCTTGTCTTGGTATGCCATTTCTTGGTACCCATAACCAGGATATCCGTAGCCTGGATAACCATATCCATAACCATAAGGACCTCTCGGCATTCTTTTATTAGTGTCTAAAGCCTTCTTTGTATCCACTTTCCAGGCTCCTGGTTCCCATCCATATGAATAAATTGTATACAAGTTCTTCCCAATGTAAAACTTGGTATTTGGTGAGAATAGGGTGCTCAAAGTTGCTTCAATATTGCTGTCTATTATACCAGATACTGCAGGATCGTTAATGCCTCTTTTGGGTTGCGCTGTTGACGGATTACTTAATGTCCTTTGTAGTAAACCCTTGAATTGTTTCTCACTAAAAAACTGCGTATAAAGATAATTTCTAGATACATTGTCGGGTATATTCCTAATAATGCTTCTACTCAATTTAACAAGAGGATTGAAATATACTGCCTTTCCATCATAATTAAGGATTGTATTCGCTGGTTTATATTTAAATTTTGTCTCATCCTGCAAACGTGTTCTTACATATATTGTTAATGTATTTGGAACACTTACAGAATTAGAATTTGAATTAGAATTAGACATTCTTATTATATTGTTAGATATTATTGTCACATTATTACCACAACTGGATTACAATGCATGTTATATTTTACAAATTTAACATGCATTGCGGTTTATTGTATTGTTGTCTAATCATATTTATTTGTGTATTGATGGAACATTAAAAATGCCTGCTTTTGGTTTTGTTTCTCCCTTTGTTTTTTGGCCTTTGCTAAAACCGCCTCTGCTTCTTTTAATTCTTGGTCCGTTACAGTTCCATCATTGTTTGTATCAACCAATGTATCTAATATGCGATACCTTTCAGGGACAATGCAATATGGGCTTTCTTCATTAAAAAGATTATCGGATAAAACCACAAAAATTGCAGTCAAAACTAACGCAGTGTATATATCACGAGTACCCATCCACGCCATTGCAAACACCAATAATTGTTTGCCAATAGAATATTTCATGTATTCCTCAGCGGATTTACTAAATTGAATTGAAATGAATTTTGACCCAACGTTAAGCAAAATCATGATGATACCAGCAAAAAACTTGTTATTATTCAAATATAACACATGTTGATGGATATAATGTGGAATACCTGCTAATGAGCTTGTCATACTATTAAATAATATAAAATTTAATTCACATTATTTAATAAAATCCTGATTTTCTTAAAAATCTGTTTAATGCAACATTATTTTCACCGTATTTCTTCTCCAAATATAATCGCATTTTTCTAGCACGCGGGTGCATTGCGCGCTTAAATGATGGTGGAATAAATTGAGAAAGAATTGGCGGCACAAACTGCGTAAATCCTTCTTTACTACTACTAGACATGTAGTTGCCTTCATATGCATATTGAAATTTTACTAGTATGAAAATTACACAAATAATTATAAAGATTGAAATTAGTGCACACAGTAAACCATTAATACTAATCTGTTCCTTCATCTTACTATATTGAGCGAAAAGAAAAACTTGCAGGTAGTGCCTTTTTTTCAGTAGAGCATAAGGATTAGAATGTGGAAAATGGGACCGCTTGAGAATATGCTGCGACATCGGGGTTATGAGTTTTAAATGTTGTACCCATCATTGTGAAAGATTCTTTGGCTTTGGGTTCCATTGAAAGACGATCTGCTGGTTTAGTTTTATCTATAATATCTTGCAAATTTGCAAGAGTCTCAGTTAACTTTTTACTAACATCGGGGACAGCCGCCGCACCCTTTACTGGTGTGCTTACAGGACTAGCAGAAATTGTCTTTATAGCAGGATTAGCCTTTAAGGCATTAATTGCGCCAGTAATATCATCTGTCAAAGTATTCTTTTGTGGTGCCTTTTTATCCTTTGTTTCCATCCCTTCACGTGAATACATTTGTGCTGTAACAATTACCACTAACACCAGAAGCAATCCAAGAGTTGAATTGTGCATGGTAAAGAAAATAACAAGAATTAAGAATAAAAGTCTGCCTAAAACGCTTCCATACATGTTTTTAACAACCATAGGGTTTAACAATAAAACCAAAGTTAATAAAACAAAAAGTCCGTACATTGCATTCTTCATGTGCATCTTGCTCAATACTGCCATTTATAATACATGGATATATTTTTTTGCCCATTTAAGAACAAAGAACTAAGAATCCAAATATCAACTATTTCGGTTATTTCAGTCTGTTTTTCAAATAATTATCTTAATTTTTATTAAGAATGTCTTTAGCAATATATGCCGCACCATTTGATATGGATTCATCATATGTAAATACAAATAAAACAAATGATAGCATCATTAATAAGAAAAGGGTTTCCAATAACAACAGAACACAGAAAAGGTATACAAAAAATGATTACAATTCGGACAAGGTAAATTCTATTTTGGAATCTATTCACAATAATACTTATGAAGGTGAAGGCGACGAAATGGGCGATTTTAATCCTCCACCACCCCCTACATCCATGGGGGCAGAAAATACAAGGGCTAAAGAATCTTCCTTGGTCGCCCCTCAACCTCAACAAAAGGCAGATATGAGTAATGGCGACGAGGTTGACTTGAATAACTTGGACTCCAATTATGGTAATGGACAAACGGCGGAAGACTACTATAAGAAATTTATTCCCAATTACCAGCCTACTAAGAACCCTCACAATCGCCCTTACTACCAGCGAATGGATTCGGCCGCTTATACTGGCGTAGGCTCTGGTATGGGAATGGGAGAAAATATGATGCAAATGCATGGCTCTGGATCCATGGATGCAGGTTCAAACTATGATGTACTCATTGAGAAATTAAACTACATGATTAACCTTTTAGAAGAGCAACAGGATGAGAAGACTAACAATGTTACAGAAGAGGTTGTTTTGTATTCCTTCTTGGGCATTTTTATTATTTTTATTGTTGATTCCTTTTCCCGTGTTGGAAAATATGTGAGATAAGTAGATGGAATTATTTAGAAAGCAAATCCATGTACTTTTTTATTATTTTTATTGCAACGCAAAAATAATAAAAATATAGTAAATAATATAATGGAAGATACCAATGTATTAGAACCATATAATCAAGTATATAATGCGCAAGTTGCACAATTAATAAATAGCACAAATGTGTTGGTTGCAGATGCTTTGCGCGTAAAAACAAGCAAATGCAGAAAATGTGTTTTACTTGCAAATATAAAACAATACTATAACTCAAAAATTAGCGAGTTTCAGCAAGGCTATCTTGCTGGAGTGCAAAATGAGTATTTACAGGCATTGCAGATTAATGCTGGTGGGTTAACACAATCCCAATTAGATGCAGAACAACAAGCTATTTTTGATAATACTGATTCAGGACCATTTTTTGATATTACTGCACGCGCGCACACCTCTAATAAAAAGGCTCTATTAATTGGTTGCAATTATGTTGGCACTGATAATGAATTGTATGGATGTATTAATGATGTCAACTTTATTAAGAGTAAATTAGAAGATCAATATAATTTCATTCAAGAGGACATTACTATTATGACGGATGAGTCAACAAACTCTTTTTATCCAACCAAGGCCAATATATTAACAGCTTTTATAAACTTACTTTCTTCCTCCAAGAGTGGAGACACATTGTTTGTGTTATTCAGTGGTCATGGATCTAGAACAATAGATATTAGTGGAGATGAAAAATCTGGCTTAGACGATATGATAATGCCGCTAGATTTAAATGGTATAACAGACGATGAACTTAAAAATTGCATTCAAACATATTTACACAAAGATGCCACCTTATTTGCATTATTTGACGCTTGTTTTAGCGAAACCATGTTGGATCTAAAATATCGATACTTGGATACAACAAATAACAATGAAAATACGATAAATACAAATGATGCGGAAACTTTTGGTAATGTTATTATGATAAGTGGATGTGAAGATACACAGACAAGCGCAGATACTTATATTGAAAATTTACCTCGCGGCGCCATAACTTGGGCTTTTTTAAATTCATTAAAGGATCCAAATATTAATACGTGGTTGGAGCTTCTTATAAACGTGCGAACAACTTTAAATCAATCTTATTATACGCAGATCCCACAGCTATCAAGCGGTAAACCCATAGATTTAAATTCTAAAATATGGTTTTTATAATATAGTATATTTTCTATAGTACTATATTATATACATACATAACAATGCCAAAAGGAAGAACAGGAATAATACCAGGAAAAAAGAATTTTACAGCTGTAGGAGGCGTGGGAGCAAAAAGATTGCCTATTCGTAATCTTATAAATGCGCAAGCGCTTGCGCCCACCTCTAATATTGCCTCTATTGGGATTGCATCTATACTAAGTCCATCCGCTACTCCTCCACCAATAATCCCACCAGCTATAATTGCAGCAATTGAAAGAGCAACAAATCCACCACCAACACCACCAACACCAGTAACAGCAGGACCTATTTTATTTGATTTAGATAGCATTACTAAACAGCTATTTAATTTTCGTGGTGATGGAAATCCCTATTTGCCAAGTGCAATTGGCCCTATTGAACCAATCCCAGATAAACATCTAAATGGTATAGTTAGAGCTGTAAAAAGATGGTCAAAATATTTAGCATTTAAACCAGAAACCGTAAATAAGCTTCGTGAAATTTTTAGAACAAACTTATGGAATGGTTTAAGATTAGTTAATTTTAAATTTATTCATAATGAAGATAACACATCTATAATGGAATGTCGGCCTCTTCTAAGAAAGAATACATGTTTTAACTATGGATATAAGCTTACAATTAATACTTTTTATACAGAAAAAAAAGGAGACTCTTATACAGAAGATCAATTATTTCATTTATATACTCATGAACTTGGACATGCTTTAGGTATGCCTATGTTCACACCAAATTTAAAAAATGGAACAGGCGAAGCTGTACTAGAAACTAATCATAATTTAATTCTTAACGCAGAGTTTTATCCACAATATATATTCATCGCTGTTGGACCAAATGGTATAATTGAGGAGGATGGTTTTTTACATGCTGTTGGTGCATACGTTGGTTATGGGGGTATTAAAACAGGTAAAGGGTTCACTACCACCACAAATGAGGTTCCATTAGAAATTAATAAAAATAACCATTGGAATACATACACATTTATTGATAAGCCACCCGACGCATACAACAAAATGTATAGAGGTATTCACAATGAAATAATGTCAGCAGGTTGGTCCGCACACATTGATAGCACTTCGCAATATTTAATTTCTAAACTAACTATTGGATTATTGATAGATATATTTACAAGTTGGGACAATATTAAATATTTTAATTATTATGAGCTAACACCTGATTCAAGTGAAGTTACTGATACATCTAGTGGAATAGGTGATACAATTGTATTTGAGGGTAGTATTGATGATAGCAAACAGATTAAAAATGCTTCAAATAAAAATGCTAAAATTCCAACTGATTATAAGTGTATAACTCTTGATTGTGGGTGCACTCCTATTTTTATAACAGATCTTAGCGAGTTAGAATATTGTGTATAGAAAACTATTTTATATAATACTATATTATATACATACATAACAATGCCAAAAGGAAGAACAGGAATAATACCAGGAAAAAAGAATTTTACAGCTGTAGGAGGGGTAGGAGCAAAAAGAACACCTATTCGTAATCTTATAAATGCGCAAGCGCTTGCGCCCATCTCTAATATTGCCTCTATTGGGATTGCATCTATACTAAGCCCAACGGCTACTCCTCCACCAATAATCCCAAAAGCTGTAATTGCAGCAATTGAAACAGCAAAAAATCCACCACCACCACTAATACCAACACCACCAACACCACTAACCTCACCCATTTTATTTGATTTATCATCTTTTGATAGAAGATTTGATGTAGACGATGGAGGATTTGTGTGGTATGACAAGCCTCCACTTAGTGAATATACTGATGGGTCATTCCGTTTAGGCAGATATTATAAAGCATTGTGCCGTGCAGCAGCTAGATGGGCACATTTTTTAAAATTTACTCCAGAAATGGTTGCCGCAATACGCAAAATAAAACCAAATTGGAATGGAATAGAGCTGACTAAATTTAAAAGTGTGAAGAACAGGTCGGGTGATGATTGGGCCGCTAACTGTAAGAACCAAATATTAGTAAGTGGAACTTCAATGATTGTTGGATTTCAAATAGAAGTAAACTATGAGTTTGTTAAAAATTATTCAGAGTATGACATATTTCACATTTTAGCACATGAACTTGGTCATGCATTGGGCATGCCTTCTCCAATTGTGAAAGATAACACAGTTGAGTTGTTTCCAAATATATACAATCAGCTTGATTATGAAGGTAAAATAAAATACTTTTACATGGGTGAATACTTTCCACAAGCATGTATTGCATATAAAGAAAGATATGAGGGAATCACAACAAGAGAAAAAACTAAAGAATTAGCTAAATTAGCTTCATCGAATCATTTAATACCTCTACAAAATGTCTATGGACATCATTGGAACGACGATGCTGTTATTACACCTCTCCCTCCCGAGTCTGCGGAATGGCCAGAGAAATTATATCGCGGAATTAGAAATGATATTATGTCTGTTGGTGATGGTTCTAAACCTAGAAGATATCCATACGACAGATACTTTATTACAAAAATTACTCTTGGTGCACTTTGCGATTTATATTTTAAAAGTGATGGAGTTTCAATTTATAACTATATTGAATGCTACCCTTTTCGTAATGGGGAAGTGACTAAACATGATTTAAATTTTGCAAAAGATTGTATATATTTTGAGGGAAAAACTATAGATCCTCTAAAGAAAGGAATAAAAAAATCAAACAAAGAAGAAGAAGATGAAACGTGTTGTGCTATAAGACAAAATTGTTATGGTTGTAAACAAATTTATTTAGATGCGTGCGGTGAATGTAGTTAAAATTGAAATTGTTATATAGAATACAATATAAAGCATAGTCCTTATATTGTATATTTGAAATGCAAACAAGAAGCCAAACCCAACGACTTAAGCAACCTTTGTACCAAGTGGATATTGATTTTGATGGTGCAAGCGAAGCGTGGAAGAAAAACAAACAATCGCGTGGAAATGGTACATACATATATATTTGCAGACAAACTACCAAATCTGGTAAAACATGTAATAAAGCAAGAGCTAGCGGATGTGATTATTGCAGAATGCATAGTAAAAATAAAAATCAATCTAGACAATTAATTGGTTAATTAATGCTTTCTTGTACCCTTTCCTCTGCGCCTCTTTGCATGCTTTTGACTGTGCTTCTTCCCATTCTTCTTTCCATTCTTTTTCGCATGCTTTAAGCGCTTAGTTCTGCGAAGTCCCTTACCTGACCCGTAAGCTGATGTTTTCTTCAAAGATGATCCTCTGCTTCCTGAAGTAGTCCTGTATGCTGGAAATTCCTCCATATCGCTTGCATTCTTATTAAAAAATACAGTTGCGCGAGGAGTGCTTCCCTCTTCACCAAGATAAACGCGTCTTTTTTCTTTTTCTTTTCCTCTAGAAGATGATGACGGACCTTCCATATTTTCCTCAATGACCTCCAATTTTGTTCGCTGGTGTTGTTCTGGTTCAACTAAACGTATTGGTTTAGCTTTTACAAATTTATTAAGTTTTGCACTTAAAGAACGTGGACTAGAAGCCTTTAATGAAGATAAGCCAACAAGTAATATATCTCTATCCTCTGGTCTTGCACCTAATTCCCAATTATTTTCGCCCATATCATCAGTTATTCTAATTATACTAGTATTCCCAATAGGAGTAGCGCTTATATTAAACCTAGCGGGAATCTTTCTAGTCCCTGTAAAAACATTACTTAATCCTCTTCTTCCAATTAATTCTAGGTCACCAGCTGCATTTAACTTTAAAAGTTTATGCTTTGGATCACCATCTTTTTTCATTAAATGCACCTCAAACCCATCGGTTAAAAGCGTATTTCTAAAACTTGTTTTAAATTGTCTAAAGTCCTCAGGTGAAAGTGGTGTAGTCATTATTTGATATATATTTAGTTTAGAATAAAAACCCGTTTGGGTTTAAATGAACTGTATACAAAATTATAGAAAAAATACGCAGTTGGGCTAATAATCTCGGGATGTGTTTTTAATATCAAGTTCTTAATGATAACATCATTGTGGCTTATATTTTCTACAACAGCAAAATTATAATGATTTTGAAAGGTGACGTGTTTTTTCTGTTTTTTAGCTCCATTAATAATTGGAATACTTTTTGTAGCCTCAGTGCTATTTCGTATTGTCCAAAGTGCAACTTTGTACCCATGAATAAATAGATCATTTTTAAGACCGCCATTTATAGAGGCAAAACAAGTGAGCGCCTGTTCATCCTTTCTAATATAAACGCACGATTTGCGAAAAAAGTATGCCGCCATAACCTCATCATCTTTCAATATCATATAAATATAAATATTGTGAGTTTTAACTAGTTCCACTATATTGGTAAATTCAGGCATAATAGTAATATCAAAAAGGGAACTCTGCCTTTTCACAAAGTCGTGCAAATAATACAGATTCTGTGGATTACATTCAAGCAATGTAACATCGGCGGGCAAATCCGTTAATGAATTCCAGTTTCTCATGGAAAACCCATAAGTTGGATATACCGTGAGCGGAACAATGCCAATTAGCGAGTCTTCACGTTTAAATAAACCAATCTGTATTTTCTCGGCAACATGGCATTGGTTATATTCATGCGTTTGAATAATTTGTGCGGCAACCCCCTTCTTCCTTGAATGTTTATCTACGCACAAATAATCCATATAATGCGCATCAAAAAAGGCATCCTTGTTGCCATTATTTATTTTTACGTGAAGAGGTCTAGATGTTATGCAACCAATTAGTTTGCGGTCTTCCACAGACGACGAATGTGCATCCTGTAGCAAAACCTTTTCCCAATAAAAGGAGAAAAAACACGGTGAGTTGTGTCCTATAAAATACGGCATGACATTACATTGTTGAGGAAGAAACTCATTTTCGTCATTTCGTAAAAAATGCCCGCGAACTAGATTTAAAAATTTTGCAAACTGATAGTCCTTTACCTTTGTTGATAGTACAGTCTCAACATTTTCAAAATTACAGAATTTATTTTTTTCTGGAAGCTCATGACGGATTATTCCCACGGAAAAGAACCAATAATATAAGTCATAGAAATGGAAAACGGGCTGAATAGACCAAAAACGATATTTAATTTTTACATAGATCATAAATAGTATGATAAATGCTATAATGCTTGCTAATAAAATAAGTGTAACCTTTGCAACCTGATTCATTAATAATGTATAAGAGCCTTATTAATGAAGAATAAAAAGTTTTACATTGTTAAACCTATTGATTCTAATCTAGCCTATCCTAGCCTATCCTAGCCTATTGAGGCTTCTGTAAAATGTACAAGTACTGGCTTTCATAACCACAATTGAGCAGATCTATTTTTCCTAACAAGATAAAGCCTGCATCTTGGCCCTGTCGCAAAATCTCTGTCTGGGTTTCCATGTGCAAAACGTGTTCTTGTCTCCTGGTTTTACCCGTTTCATCATCCTTGAACTTCTCCACAAATGTAGCCGTGTTCTTGTCCTTATTAAGATCAAAGTTAGATGAATATGCAAATGTATCAAATTTAACATTTGTGCTTGTAATACGCTTTTTGGCATACTTTTGAGGAGAAACAAAGAGGAGTGGATTGCCTGGAGGAAGAATAGGATCAAATGTGTCTCTATTCACTAAATGGACAATTAAATAGCCGCCTCTCATCAACCAATTCATGCAGTTACTAAAAAACAGCGCCTTGTCCTTGAAATAGTAAATAGTGAAATAGAGACACAATATGTGCGTGTATGAGCTAGGCTGGAATTGATTTGCATTTAAAATGTCGCCTTGCACAAAATCCAAATCGGGATAGTTCTCTTTAGCCTTTGCAACCATGGAAGGTGAAATGTCAATACCCATTACATTATTTAGACCATACTTTTTGCATGCAGCAACGTGGTGGCCTGTTCCAGACCCAACATCTAAAATGATGCTCTCTTCACTAGGCGTGGTTTTATTTACAATTTCTCCCACCTCATAATCGTCTTTCATTTCATTATAGACCAAGTAGTCGTATATTCCAGCATAGAAATCGTCGTATACTTCGCTTTTGCTCTTGAATAAGAACTTATTTTGTTGTTCAAAACCTTCCTTTTTTGCTGGCTCAATGTATTTAAAAAAAGTAATTAACAATATTAATAAAAGGATGAAAATTAGGATTTTCCCCCAGTTAGTAGTATTGTTGTAAACCTTGGTCAATGAAGTAAATTGCTTATTAACATTTTTTAAAAAGTTTGCCATAATTCTATATGTATTGTTGTGATTTTTTTTGTATAAGTTTCTAATATATGGCTGATATAGAAATCAATGACATTCGTGAACAAAAGGAGTTTAAGGGTATAACTTTCTCGGAGTTTAAAAAGTCCAATGTGAAAAAAGAGCTTCTAAATAGTTTAATAAATGCAAAACTAGAACCCGCTTGTTATTGGAGTGCCGAACTAATATGTGCGGGGCATTATGGCGATTTATGGGAGATCATTCTCTATTTTTACAGCAAATACATACACCTTGGAAATCCTAAATTGGCAATGTATTTAGAATTGCGCATTAATAATTTTAAAGAGGCCGTCGCAAATGGTTACATAAATAATGAGATTAAGATGCGAAACAGTTTGAAAGTGCGACGACTTTTTGCAGAGATAATTTGCGTTTTATGTGACAGTGTTAGAAAGCACAGTTTTGAAGACATTAAGATTAAGAAGGAAGAATTCGTGCTAACCCATATGACGGACAGATTCAAGGCGCCAAATGTAAAATATGCTGATGATTATTTTAAAAAGGACGATCCCAAGGAGTTATTTGTTGCTATCAATGAGCTAGCATACAATTTGCACAAGGATACTAAAAATGGTATTAGTGCATGTTATTGGATAGAATGGATAATGGAGTTTGAAAGTGTTTGCAAGGCAAAAAAAGAAAAATGTAGTTGCGAAAGAAGACCATTTGCACCAGTAGATGTAAAAATGCAGATGGATGTTATATGGATGATTTGGGACATATTTTTACAGGAATCCAAGAAGAGATCTCCTATTATTGACAAGGTTATGAAAAGCATGTTAAAATTGTTTACACTGAGATATTCGCCGACCTGCTATAAAAAACGCAAATATATGATCTACTTTTGCGTATCACTTTTAACGGAGACATTGCCTGCATTAGATGGCGAAATGATTAAAAATAAAGAGAAAATAACCACTGTGACGCAAAAAATTGACAACATTTATAAGCAGATTAAGAAGAACGAACATTCTCCTAATACGGATTATTTGTTTGTTAATGCAAATAAATCCAACTTGGATAAAACTATTGAAAAGTTGGAAAAGATGAGCAGCTTTGGCGAAATGTTTATTCCAAGGCTTTAACGCTTTAAGTCCTTAAAAAATACAATAAAATATTTATTTATACTATAAGAACAATGCCCAAAACGCGTAAAACTACTTCTTCAAAGTCAAAAACTCGCAAGGCCAAGAAAACAACGAGTGTTAAGAAATCAACTAGTTACTCAAAAGAAGCAATGATTCTCAAGTTTATTGAAATGCTCAACACTGTCAAATTATTCCACTGGAAAACCAACAGCTATGCCAAGCACAAGGCAACGGATAGTTTATATGGTAAATTAAATGATAATATTGACTCTTTTGTGGAAATTTTGCTTGGAAAGGCTGGCGATCGGGTTGATCTTGTCGGCGTAAAATCCATCCCATTATTTGCGTATAGCTCTGCCGATGATTTTAAGAGAAAGATTGAAGAGTACAAAAAGTATTTGATTGGTATGACCGCAAGTGGAACGTTGAACTTGACAAATAACAGTGATCTATTGAATGTTCGTGACGAAATATTGGGTAATCTTAATCAATTTACCTATTTGTGGAGTTTTAAATAAAGACATTTTAGACATTTTATTTTATTTCAATGCATATAATTGCATTTTACATATTGCATTTATAATAAAAATTTAATATATTTATTTTTATTATAAGTAATGAGTCTATCAAGAACATCTCAAAAATCAACAGATAACAAATTGGTAAAAACTTTGGCCGACGATTTTCCAGCCACTTTAGAACCAGCCGAGAGCAAAAAAAGCGCCAAGTCTTTTTTCTCTTCCTTCTTTTCACAAGGAGGTGATGAACAAGTCAAAAGTAAAAATGATGATGATAAGATGGCATATTCATTGAATGCATTGGAAAATATGGGCAAATCTAGTTCAACAAAACCCAAATCAAAGTCTTCATCTATTTTTTCAGCATTGTCATTTGTTCCAGATGAAAAGAGTGCATCCGCAAACATGAATGCAAATGAGAATATTGGCCGAATTAGTTCAGCATCTTCATCTTCCTCTTCTTCTGGCTCCAAAACAGGAATAATTGCATCCTTTATATCCACTCTTCAAAACTTATCATGGTTAACTTGGTTTGTCATTATTGTTGTTCTTGCATTTTTAGGCTTTAATATTTTCATGTATTTAGCGCAAACTACGCAGTTATTTTCCAGTATTCTTGCTGGTATTTTAGGCTTAATTAACAAATTGTTTGGCAATTCAGTTGTGGCGACCGTTCAACAAACGACAAACGCATCTGCAACTGGTGCGCAAGGTATTGTAGATTTTACGGCGTCTGCCGCCACAGGCGGAATCAATGCAATTCAGCAAGGTGCGCAAAATATTCCATCTGCTTCATCCTCTTCCTCTTCTTATACTGGATCTACTGCAGTCCCAGGAATAACAAGTGGAAAGCCCTCTGGACAATCAGTTTCTACAACGGTGCCAAAGCAGGACAAGGCACAGGAAACAACGTTAAATACCGCACTTAACAGTGCCACGCAATCATTGGACAATCCACAAAATCAGCAAAACCCCATAGATGATGGATCTTATCAAGCGGATGATTCTTATAGTAGCATTCAAAAACCCACAAGCAAGGCTGGTTGGTGTTTCATTGGCGAACAGCAAAATTTTAGGAGCTGTGTAGAGGTAGGAGACAACGATATCTGCATGTCTGGAAATATTTTTCCTACGCAAGATATTTGTGTTAATCCTAGCCTTAGACAATAATAAGCTCTATATATAATAGATATAATACATGTCATGTTTAGGAAAGAATTATAGACCAATACCACCTAGAGTATGGAGTAGAGTTGAAAATGTCTGTGTGTATAATACTCAAAACAGTGTTACAACAGCAACTACTGGCGCCTTAACTGAAGAAGACCAATTTAAACCCGTATATTTTGCACCTTTAAAAAGATATATACCGCCAGAAGACGTTGGAGAAGCATATCAAATGATCCGCAAGGGAAATATTTTACAATATAAGAAAAATAGTAGCAATTTAACCCAAAAAGAGAAATATTCAAAAATAGCTCGCGCTCAATGGACAAATAGGACGACTACGTGGGCAACGCAGGGACAAGCCTATTCTCAACCAAATACAAATCAACAAAAACGTGTTGGAGCAATCAATATTGATTTAAATACTGGATTGCCAACATATGAACCCATTACATGTCGTCAACCAATATCTCCTTCTTATTATAATGCTCTTCCTGCAAGAAACCTGGTTCCTTTGGCAAATGAACCGACTGTGCCTAATCTAAATACAACTGGAAGCATCAATCCATTTCCACCAATTATGGTAGTTGATCAACCTGCGCCAATTGTAATCCAAGATGGTGGAAATCTTATTTATAATATTCGGGAAAATCCATGCACTGGAGAAACTGTGGTCTATCCTCCTCCTAGCAAATGTTATCCAACTACCGCCTCAGATGTTCCTGGACCTGAGATGCTTATATGCTATAATGACAATTTGCCAACGTATTATCCAAAAAATCGTTTAACTATGAATAATAGCACAGATAAATGGCCTGTAAATGCCAAATTAATAAGAAGCATGACAGATGTCCCATCTCAAAATGTAAATACCAATTTTGCCCCCTTTAGAGAACTAATAATGTTTGAAGATTTATTATCATTTGATCCTACTTTAAAGCAAACAGGGTCAGCAACTAGTTCTTTAAAATTAATGAATACAAACACTAATACTAATACTAATACTAATACTAATACTAGCACTGATTCAGCTACACTTTTTAAAGCATCATTAAGTAAAATTTTTAAACATATGGATGCGTTGGAATTACGAATTAATGATAAACTTTATCAGTCTACGGGCAACATAATAGATACATTGTCTAGAAAAATGGAAAGTGTTCAAAAGGCTATTATTGACCTAATAACTTCAACAACTGGAACAATTGAATCATACATTCAAACCATTATCTTATCAAATGGAACTGTTGAAGATTCAAAAATACATAACCTGCTAATTAGTGATACAGTTACTAGTATTATGAAATACTATTCTTATTTCTCAACTGGAAAATTTGATGCACTATTAGCAGAATTAAATGGTCAAAAAATGATTGAGCTTTCTCAAAAATTATACAATCTTAAGAGCAATCTTCCAAATACTTCTAATTATGAAATGATAAGAAATATTATAGTTTCTTCCTTTGAAGCGTTAATCCAAATAATTAATAAACATATACAACATTTGTCAGCACAAAATGCTTATGCTAGTGCCCTTGAAAAAGCTAATATATTAGACGATCTTAAAAAATTGGAGGAATATATTAAAAAGTTAAATCAAACAACTGCGGTTAGAATTATCCCAGACGTTTTAGTAGAAACCCCACTGATTAAATTTTCACCAGAAATTGAAAAATATATACAATTACATGGTTTTCCACCAAATGGAGTTTTTGATCCAGATTTACTAGGAGCAATTGTAATTTAACGTGTAAATTTTACAAAAATGGGGTGTGTATTAATAAAATAAACTTTCTAGGTTATTTTATTGGTAAATTAAAATATATAGGCAATTAGTATAATGGTTTTAACTAACTCAGTTGTGAGTAGCGCTACTCTAGCGGTTATGTCCAGTTGGACGCAAGACGATTGGGCAAATTTTACAAGTGTAATGGCACCTCTTTTACCCAACAATCTTGTTTCAGCTATACCACTTGCCTACATTCCACACATAGGACCTAATTCTTTGGCTGCATTTCCACTAGCTTCAATTCAAGAATTTACACAAGCTCAAATAAGTCTATTTATAACATTACAATTGCAAGCATTAACACTAGTTACAAGTGGTGCTGCTAAAATTACAGACTTATCAGCTGCTCAATTTGGATATTTTACATCTGTACAAATACCATCATTCCACGATGAGGTGTTTTCCATTCTCTCTATCTCTGAAATTAATAACTTTGCTTCAACAGTGTTACGTAGTTTGTCAAATTTCCAATTTGCGCAGTTTGGTAAAGACCAAATTGATGGGTTATTTAGCACAAACAACAGATATACAGATATTGTCGTGGATCGCATGAGAGTATTAACTTCAGATCAAATGGGTTATCTTGGTACCAATATTCTATTATTATCTAATGCTCAACTTGCCGCAATTCTCTATACGAGTTTTTCTAGTATTAGCACAGCCAATCTAGGAAGTTTTTCTACTGCCCAGGTTGAAAATATAACGGATGCTCAATTTGCCGATTTATCTGCCGCGCAAATGAGCGCACTTGGCACAAAAATTGCCAATGTTAAACCTAGTGCAATTGCTGGTGTTACGGCGGGCGCAAACACTAAATTAAAGGATTTAACTGCGGGAGTTTTTGCTAATTTAGTTGAAGCACAAATAAATGCTATTAAGTTTCAAGCCGCTATTCAAGCTCTCACTTTTACGAATGCCCAATACAAAAGTATGGATGCTATAAGATTAGCCTGGTTATCTCAAGCTCAAATTGCTGGCTTAGATAACAGTGTTATCACTGATTTAACAGCCGTTACAAGTGGTACTGCTAAGGTTCAAAGTTTAACAGCTGATCAATTTGGATATTTTGTATCTGGACAAATACCATCATTTAAAAAGGAGGTGTTTGCCATTCTCTCTATTGCCGAAATTAACAACTTTGATTCAGGTGTTTTATCTGCTTTATCAACTGATCAATTTGCTCAATTTGGTCAAGACCAATTTGATGGATTATTTGATTCAAATGGCATAATTACAGATATTGCCGTGGCCCGCATGGGCGAATTATCTGTAGCTCAAATGGGTTATCTTGACACGAGTGTTATAGATTTATCTAATGCTCAATGTGCTGCAATTCCTCCTGTAGTTTTTGCTAGTATGACTGATGCAGTTTTAATTCTAGGAAGTTTTTCTACTGACCAGATTGCAAATATAACGGACGCTCAATTTGCCGCCTTATCTGCTTTGCAAATGAGCGCACTTGGCACAGACATTGCAAGCGTTACAACTACAGCAATTACACGTGTTACGGCGGGCGCAAACACTAAATTAAAGGATTTAACTGCGGGAGTTTTTGCTAACTTGGTTGAAGCGCAAATAAATGTTATTGCGTCTCAAAATGCTGTTCAAGCTCTCACTTTTACGAATGCCCAATACAAAAGTATGGATGCTATAATATTAGCCTGGTTATCTCAAGCTCAAATTGCTGGCTTAGATAACAGTGTTATTACTGATTTAACAGCCGTTGATGTTTCAAGTGGTATTGCTAAGGTTCAAAGTTTAACACCTACTCAATTTGGATATTTTGTAGCTAGACATATAGCAGCATTTCATAAAGAGGTGTTTGCCATTCTCTCTATTGCCGAAATTAACAACTTTTATTCAGGTGTTTTATCTGCTTTATCAACTGATCAATTTGCTCAATTTGGTCAAGACCAATTTGATGGATTATTTGATTCAAATGGCAGATTTACAGATATTGCCGTGGCTCGCATGAGTGAATTATCTGTAGCTCAAATGGTCTTTGTTGGCAACAATGTTACAAAATTCTCAGGTGCTCAACTTGCTGCGCTTAAGCCTGCAGTTTTTGCTACTATAAGTGATGCAAATTTAACAACTATTACAACAGCTCACGGCGATTCAATTACACAAGATCAAATAGATGCATTATCTGCAGCCCAGATAAATAACGGTATTCAAGATGCTTCTAAATTAAAACAGTCACCAGTACCAGTAAAGTTTAGCACAGCTCAAATTAACACTGGTTCTTTAAATGTGGCAGCTTTGCAATCACTGACTATGGCACAAATTCGCGCGTATTCCATAGAAGACGTTTTTGCCAAGTTGGATCCCACAAATATTAAATATTTAAATAAAGCTCAATGTGCGTTAGTAAGATCTAATACAACTTTATTAGCTGGCTCTCCTCCAGACAATGTTGATCAATTAAATAGAAATATTCTTTCTAGAACTCCTACCGAAATAGCACAATTAAATCAATATGGATCAGCATACGAACCCTATCAATTATCCCTTTTATCTTCAGCGCAAACTGCAGCACTTTCTTCTAGCGCATTAAACTCTTTTTCTGCAGACAAATTTAATGCAGTAATTGTGACAGATTTAACTACAACTCAAATTGCAAGCATTGATTCGGCAATATTTACATTTGAGCAATTATCCAAGTTGACTGCCACACAAACTAAGGCAATTCCTGTTTCTGTGTTAAATGTCTTTACTCCTGCGCAATTTAACGCAGTAAATGTGGGAGATTTATCTACGGGCCAAATTGCTGGCCTTTCTGCGGCTGTATACACAGCTGTGCAATTGTCCAAATTGTCTGCACTCCAAACTCAGTCAATTCCCGTTTCAGTGATAAACGCTTTTTCTCAAGCTCAATTTAACGCAGTAAATGTGGGAGATTTGTCTACAGATAAAGTTCCCTCTATTAAGGTATCTTTGTTTACAACTCCTGGTTTTATACGTACCAGCTCTTTAACAGATCAACAAGGAGCTGTATTAACTGCTGATCAAATTGCTGCTATAACAACGGATTCAGTAACTGTTGCTGCAATGACAGCTTCTTTTGTGACTGCAATGTTAAATGGTGCAAGCACTTCTTCAGTTAAGAATATTGGTTCAGCAAAGAAAGAATCATTTGGAGCTCAGTTTAATAACGCCGATAAGCTTACATCAGTTCAACTCCATGTTTTAACGCCTGATCAGTTTGCGCAGTTTTCATCTACGTCTGTCAGTAAGGTTAATGCAGCTTTATTTGACCAAATTGATTATGGTTGTTTTAAAGAAAAGTTTGTGCAAGATGGTTCCATAACGGCTGCTCAAGCTCTCCAAATGTCCGCTGCTCAGGTGGATGCATTAACTGGTAAGTCTAATCCCGCTGCTTTAGCTGCTGCAACGGCGCAAGTTTTATTAAATACAAAAATGACAAACATTGCATTGAATTATTATTCTAGCATTAATGCTTCAGCTTTTGGAACAATTGCAGCTAACACACCAAGCTCCACATCTTTTACAAATGCCATAGGAATTACTTTAGCCATTGCTGCAAAGTTGACATACCCACAGATTGGCCAAATTAGTTACGCTCAATTTGCGATAATTCCTCCCGCTAGCATCCCTGGCTTAAATCCAGCTGGATTTGGAACGTTGCAAACGGGCGTCATGGGTGCTATTACGCCAGCGCAAGCGCAAGAAATGCTCGCCGATCAGTTTAATGCAGCGGGACTTTCTGCTATAAAGTTAACAAATGCAGTATTAAGTGTATTAATTTTAGCGCAAGTTATGGGGTTTACTATGCAGGCTCTTAGAAATTTAACAGTTACTCAAAAAGCTTACTTTGGACTTGATGCGGATGCAATTGTTGCAGCATTACTTGATCAAAATGTATCTGCAATGGATATTAATGTTCCTTCATTAGTTTTTAATGAAATAAATACAAGCATTATTAGTCTTGCAAATCAGGTAGGATATACACCCCTTACCGCTGATATACAAGTTACGGTTGAAATTCCTGCATCTTCTGTGCATAATATGTTTAAGTACAGATTTAGTTCAACTGTTTCAGGCGAAATTGATTTAAGATTGTTTGCTGATCAATTAGCTGTGCGATATGAGTATGCATCAACTAGTTCGGTAAATGTATCAAAAAGTACAGCTAATACAGGCGCAGGTTTTAAAACCATTCACACGTATCCTAATGTAAAATGGCAGGGCAAAACCTCACAAGCCAAAATACAAACAATTACTGGTGAAATCGGCCTTCCTGCTGACTGGGAGCTTGCACTAGCTCAAGTAAGTGAATTATTTACCACGTGGAATTCTTACACATTAATTTCACCCTCCCCTGAGACTTATGTTACAGATGTGTCATCCAAAATAAATAACAGCATTAATGATGATTGGGCGACAGCTGTGTCAAAATACAACCCAAATACTGCGGGAGCTAATAAATTTCTTGATGCTAGTGATAGCAAATACTACAATAAATTAAATAGATCTGTTGTAACTGATAGGGAAGATCTTTTATCATATGTATTTGAAACATTATTTCGCCAACCACAACGTTTTGTTTCAGGTGTTAATGAGGGAATTTGGTACTCATACCCATTTATTCTAGGCGATACTTTAAATTTTAAATATGTCTGTAACACTAATGCAGGACAACCTCGCCCCAATCCAACTTCTGCAGTTTATAGCAGAAGTTATTTAGTAAAAATGATTGTTACTGTTTAAAATAAATAATAAAAATTTATTTTTTTTACATTTTTAGACATTTTTACATTAGTCTAATTGAAATTTCATGCACTTTTTATAAAACTATTTACCAATTAATAAAGTAAATAGTTTTATATTTGAATTATTTTACCATATCTTAATATGGGTTGAATTGATCACCACTTCCGTAAAAGAACCAGCGCAATGACAAATAGTTGGGATTCTTCATGGTCATAGAATTTGACCCAGCCATCTTTGTATTAGGACCCCCGCGCACAAGACCTTGAATAGCACTTGACCCCAACGCATAGTTAAAGTATTGCAAGTTGGAAATGTATCCAGAAAAGCCGCCATTCATTGCAACATATACATCGCCATAGTTCTGCTTTGGCACACCATTCAAGACATGGCTCTTTGCAATTGTACCATTAATGTAGACATCTAATGTCGTGTTTTGGCAACGAATAATGACATTGACCCACTTGTTCAATGGAATGTCAGGAATAATAATCTCCTCATTAATCGTCGTAAAGGTGTTCATGATAACCACAAGCGCATTTGTATTAGGCGCAATGTAGAGACCAGGCGCATTATTGGGGAAATTTAAACCCACTTGCGCCAATGTATCATTACCCTTGTGGAAAATGTGGCGATACTGACCGGCTAAGTACTGCAAATCGTCTATGAAGATCCACGTAGACCAGGCAAACTCAATGCCGTCATTTTCATTCACAGATCTGGTCAAGGTTACTGAACCCTTGGCGCTAGGATCTTGAGGAAAAACCATCATATGCTTAGCATCAATCATGCCATTAATGAGCTTGGGGCTGCTTGATGGGCCATAGAACCAGCCTAAAATAGTGACACCCACTCGCAAAAGTACAATGTAAACAAAAACAATCAAAATCAAGAATGAAAATTTTGCTACTAAACTATTGGATTCAAGAAATTCTTTTGAACCTCCAACAAATTTATTTGAAGAGAATTGCATAAAGGCGCCCCCTTGCTTGGCAGGACCAGCACCGCTTACGCCTCCATAACTATTTGAACCATAATTTGATTCTTCATTTCCATTTCCATATAAACTATTCATTTATGTCTTATATATACTACCAAAGAAAATTGGACTCAAATTAAATGGTAATACTGCTATCCTCAGTATCGCCGTCCATCAAAGTAACCTTTACTTTGTAGTTGAACAAACCTCCAAGCAAGCTGGCTCCGTAACCACTTTGATAAATGCTCCACACGGTTTGGGGGTCTAATTCATTAGGGTAGTATTGGAATTTTGCAGTATATCCAGAAAATCCGCCTTCAGGTGTAACATAAACTGGTGCGCTGCCGTCTATCTTTGCCACGCCAGGCATTACGCAAGTTCTAACCAACTTTCCGTCTAAATAAACATCTATAGATCTGCCATAGACACTAATGGTCAAGTTGGCCCACTTTTGAATGGGTACATTGGAGATGCCGCAGTTATTAAAAATGGTGTAATTGCTGTTGGACTCATCGCTGCCATTGTAGCATGTCAAAGACACAACGGCATTGTTTTGCAAAGGAGCCAATGTCACTGACGGGCAGGGTTGCATTTCTGCAGATCCAGCAGAGGAGGCCATGCGCCCAAAAATAATCTTGGATTCACCGTAACGATAGTTCCAGTCGTCAATAAAGAACCAAATGGAATAGGCAAAATTACTGGTGTTGCCAGTGCTAGAGTTTGTTGCTAAACTGGATGCCTCAATCTTTTGCATTGTCTTTGCGGAAGTAGTTTGCGTCAATGTAGTTTTGTCCTTGATCACATATTTTACAACAATGTAAAGCAAAACTATAATGATGACAATTAACAGGATATTTTTAATTTTCATTATATAATACTGCTAGAAATTTTCCCGCTTATATAATTTTTATACACTTTATTGATTTTAGTATACTAAATCTAAAATCAACAATTAAAAATAAACAGACCAAAAAATAAACCTATTCAGTCCCGTCACGCTCATTTTGGCTTAAATGTGTATGTATCATCATTGTTGGGCATAACAGGCATCTTCTGGTCTTTTACTGAATTGTAAAGATTTGTTATTTGATCTATTCTCAAAGGCATTGTATAGTAGTATAAATTGGCTATACCTCCACTAATGCCATTATCAGTGCCAACCGTCAAGGTGTCAAGGGTTATATAAGGAACAACTTCAACGGATGACTGTGCAAGCTTGCCATTATAAAAGATATCTAAAGTTCCGCCACTATAATTGATGATTACATTATTCCATTTTTGCAATAAAACTTGTTCATTCTTATAAACAATTCTGTTACCATTATCATCAACATCAATAAACGTGGGTTCGCGAACTTTATGATAAGGATCTTTGTTATTTGCAACATCTTCAGCAATCTGTGCGTTCAATTGTTTTACGCTGTCTTGGTCAACTGTTATCATAAGCGTATTTAGAGAAGGATTAAAAAGCACATTTGGTTTGCCTCCGTAGGATAGAAGCGACGTGAACTTTGAATAAGACGCATTAATGCTTGGTGGCATGCTATCTATGTAAAACCAGAATGATATGCAATAGTTGTAGGCATAATTATCGTTGCCTTTATCATTTAACCCATTCAATTGAGCGTAAGATGCAACAGAATATTCTTGGTTTGTTGGAGCGGGATAGTTGATGAGTTGCTTGCCATTGGACGCATAGTAATGAGTGTATAACCAGGATTTAACTATTGGGTATAAGAAATATGTGGCAATAAGAACCACTTCTAAGCCCATTATAATCATGAGGGTTCTTGATGTGGAATAATAGAACCGCAAGCCTTCAATTGTTATAAACTCTATTAGATTCACAAGTAAACAAGGAATGTATAGCAAGATGCTGATAAATAATTTTAGATATAGGTTTCTATTCACTAAATTTGTCATGGTTAAAACTTTATATGCAAATCCAAGAGCCACTATTACAATGGCAATTTGAATGAAATACTGTGTGGTTGTAGTTGCGGTTGAAGTAGAAGTTGAAGAAGAATCGTGATGAATTGCACCAAATGCCCATAATATAAAATATATAAAGGCACCAGAGGAAAAGAACCCCAAGAACCCAATAGAAACCATTTTAAAAATTTCTAGAGGCGCAGTTTTTCCTGATTTTAAAAAATCAAAATCGTCGTGTTTAATAGAGTAGCTGTAAAATGAGATCATTGATATTAGAAATGCTAACCCAATAATTATTAAAAAACTAATAAGAACAACATAATTGGTTAAATATTTTTCTAAAAAGTCTTTGGGTACCCAACGAAATATGATTAGAAATATGATAACCATTGCGACTAATGCAATGATGTAATAATTTCTCTTTTTAGAAACAATTACATTATTGTCTGGTGTGGAATATGTTGGTTGCGGCATAGAATTGTTTGGTTATACTATAGTGATAAAATATAATATAACCAATCATTGCATATTTTAGATTTTAAATTTTAAATTTTTAATTTTTATTACATATTTTCTCTTGCAGTTTTCTCTCCGTGACATTCTCTGCATAAAGCCACCAAGTTGCCTACACTATTGTCTCCACCATGCTCCAAACGTCTAACATGATCTACTTCAAACCAAGCATTTAGTTGGTTTTTGCAATGATTGCATTTCCAACCCTGATTGGATGCAACGAATTTCTTCTTTGTCTCGCTTACAGAACGCTTTGTAGCCTTGCCTCCCTGTCCTGCTCTACCTCCTGAATTCATGACGCGTCTTTCTTGCGGCAAAGTTGTATTAAAATTGAATCCTGGATTTGTCTCGCCATTCAATCCTTCCATAAAAGAGCCCCCTGCGCCTTGGGTAAAGCCTCGTGAAAAACTGTTATTTGAAGAGAAATCCAAAATAGGTGACAACATATCTAGTGATGATTTATTAATTGGCATATATTTGATCATATTATTTGCGTAAAACAAAATGTTCTTCCCTTGGACTGGATTCTTTTTTAAAAGGAGGTAGATTGCAAAACCGATGAAACCTATAAAGGCAATCTGGATATACTTTTTCCATGACATTAAAAGCTTGGTATATTTATTGTCGTGATATGCGTTATATATTAAAAACGCTGTTACACCTATTATTATAATCTCTATTCGCATATATATTATACAGCGTAAAATATATATTTTTAAATGAATTTATGAATCTCAACTAGTTATAATATGCACATTTGTTGGATTAGGAGGACTAAATGTTATCTCTTATTTTGATTTTCTTTTCTTTAAAGAAACATTTTTCTTAGATTTGGTTGATGAGCTAGATTTGGTTGATGAGCTAGATTTTGATTTTTTATAAGAGCTTTTAGGTGAGCTAACTGCAAACTTAACTTTTTTGAAAACATCCTTAGGACCAACACTTGCAGTTGCATGAGATAATACTGATGCGCGAAGAGCATATTTGCTGGCTTCTCTTGGTGATTGCTTGTCTGGAATTATAGTACTTGTTGTGCTTGCTTCAGGCAAAAGCAGCCCATTCAGCTCTTGCAAATTGGCAACTAAGGAAGAAACATCAATTGGCTCATCAGCCGTCTCATATAAAAAGGTTACGAATATATACTTTAATTTATCATAAAAAGCAAGCTCGTTGGGCTTTAAGTCTGCATAACTGTTGTAAAAATCCTCCAAAATAGGGGAATAAGACATTACAAAGCCCCAGACATCTAGATTCTTTAAAAATACTTCGCTGAAATACTGGATCATCTTCATTTCACCATTTAGCGTGTATTTCAAGAGTATTTTGGAAATATATTCAACTATGTAGTAATATGCGTATTCAAACTCTATAATGTAGTCCTGTTCCTTTTTATTTACGCCTGTAATGGTGGGACCAAAAAGGAATCTCATGATGCCCTTTATTACATTGAAATGTCCCATGCCTCTTTCTTCCATCCAAATAATAATGTAATCAATGACAAAGCTGCGGATTTGGTAATAGGATGGCTCTGGATTTTTTTCCAAGAACTTGTCATATAACTCTGAGAAAGTTGTGTTAAAGAGGACAATAGAAAAGGGGACGTTATATTGAAAAGGACGATGATACAAGGTTTTAGGGATACGTTCGCCTTTTTCGGGCGTGTATTCAGCGGATAAACCCCAGTCAATAAGACGGGTTTTCAAAGCTTGTGATTGCATTTGCATTTGCGCTTCATCAGTCGCTTGCGCTTGCGCTTTCGCTTGTACTAAGATGTTAGATTCTTTTACATCACAGTGGTAAACACGAAGCTGATTCATAGGAATAATTCCATTTTGCAAGAGATCCACCAGAGCATCATTTAATTGCACTATATCTTCATCAGCTTTATGCGTTTCAAAGTAATCCCCAATATCTACACCACCATTTGGCATATTTAATGCAAGAACTTTCTCTAATTTGCTGTTAATATTTTCATGAGTTATATCGTCTTTCTTTAAAGCAGTGCACTTTTTTTCGTAATCTGCAAGATCTTCTGTATTCAGCTTATCTGGTTTACAAAAAGTAATATCTTCTAGCAAGAAATAGTTGCCGTAATCGGGAATAGTAGACAAAACGTCCTTAAATTTCACAATTTCAGCGTATTCTTGATCAGTGTGTTTAATAGTCATTAGTTTTGTTATTTGCGATGGATCGCGCGGTTTTCCTTGGCATTTTAATGCTGGCTTAAAGACGCAACCATAACCACCAGATGCTATAACGCGGCCACCCGTTAATTTGCGACTAGTTTTTTTATTTTTTATTAAAGTTTTATGTTTATTTTTATGTATTTTTTGTGTTTTTGTTGTCATTATTATAAGCAAATATAATAATGTCTTGAAATCTATTTACGCATTTTTATTTACGCATTTTTATTTACGCATTTTTATTTACGCATTTTTATTTATGCCCTCGTTTTGTATGTCTTTTTTTCCCATGCTTCATATGATGCCTTCTCCTTTTACTTTTTTTACCACCACCACCACCAACCATGCCAATTACACCAATACCTGTAATAGCAGTAGCTGCCAAAACTGCTAAACCTGCAGCAGTTTGTATGCCATCAACAGCGCCTTCTTGGGCTAATTTAATTTGATCACTTGAATACTGAGATGTAGTCTCTTCTTCCTCATCTTCATCTTCATCTTCATCTTCATCTTCGTCTCCTCCATATCCTTGTAAGCCAGAGGCAGTAGTTGCTCTACTTAATCTGCGCGGAGGGTTTAAGCTATCTTCACTCATAGAATCATCACTTGAAAGAAAAGTAGATTTGCTAGTTGAAGGCAATCTTGTAGCTCTTGTCCCTCTGGTTGATTTGTTTGTCAAAATTTGTTGAACGCGTTCTGCATCTTCTGCTTGTTTAGCTTGCAAACCAAGTTGTTTATGAATTTCTACTCGTTGTTTAGTAAGTAAAGCTTTTTGCTCTTTTTCTGCAGCTAATCTTTTTTGGACATAAATAGCCTCTTGCTTTTGAGCGGGAGTTAAAGTTGGGCCAAATAAACTCTGTGTTTGACCTTTACGTATCATTTCTTCTATTTTTTGACGTTTTTGATCCTCGGTAATTTGAATTTTCATTAATTTTGCATGTTCTCGTTGAATAAATGCTGCTTCTGATTGAAGAGCTGAAAAACTTCCTCCATCAATTAATTTTCGTAAAATAGGATTTTTATAATATTCTTGTAATTCTAATTGTTCATCTAATGTAAGATCTGCTCTTCCCTCTGGATTTTTATCTGTTCTTTCGTTAGTACTATTTATTTTATTTTGCAATATTTCATCAAATTTATGTAACTTATTCAAATCATCTTTGTATTCTGCATCATCAGGCCCAAGATTTTGCGTTGTTTTTATTGTAGCCATTTTTTTTAACTCTGATTTTTGAGAGTTTTTTACTTTTAAATTTTCTGCGGCTTCTAAGATATCATATTTTTTTTTATATTCTTTTGCTGCTTTTAAAAGGTTTGCTTGAATAATCTTTGCCTTAGACAATGAAACTGGATTATCTGGACCATCTAGATACTGGTAATAATACAAATACCCAGTACCATTTAAATATCCATATTTGTACAAAGCTACTAAATTGGCCACTTCTTGTGACGTAAATGGTATGTTATTGCCTAATTTAATTGCATATTGTTTTAATAAATTTTCTACATCATCAACAGTAAATTGGCTTGGTGGCAAGTAAACTAATTTAGGGGGTTCTGGTTTTTCTGCTACTAGTTGTGTTGGTGCTCTAGATCCAATTAATGGTGACATGGAAGAGCTCCCTCCCCCAGCACTAGGAACAACTGGTTTTCTTTCTTTTTCCCTTTTTCTAAGAGCTTTATTGGCATCTCTTTGTTTTGTTGCCAGTGCCTTTTGTGCTTGTGTTGGCGGACGTCTAGACTCAGCACCACCAACCTGTTTCTTAGTCATTCTTTTCTTTAGACCGCGCTTTTTACTTGTCTTACGTTTCATATTTTTTTTAATAGTTTTATGCATAGTTTTGTTCTATAAACTATGCATATATTTTCTTTTGATTCTTTTGCTTCTTTTGGTCTATTTATTGTACAAATAATACGAGAGTCCTAAAATAAGAATTAAAACCACGCAATATATGATTTTTCCGCGCATCCTAATATATTCCCGAGTTTTCACGTCCTTTGGTTTATATGCCTCATAATAATCAATATAAAACTGATTTAAAGAAATCTTCGGTTTCTCAAGCTTTTCGTTGATCTTATTATGAATAAAATGCATCCAACGAATAAAAGCATCCTTGGAATCTAAATATGGCGTCACTGGATAAACGTCCAACAGTTTACTAAAATCCGTGGCAATGGATTCTATAGGAAGAAACATGGGCAGATTCTGGATAAACTCGTAGTACTTTTTCTTTGTCACTGTATTTGGATAATTTGGATACGACATTGCAATTGTATGTAACATAAACCAATAATGAGGTCCCCATACTTTTGGATCTAAAGCCATTAAACTAAACTAATATAAAAAGATCTCTATTTAAACATATAGTGGACATTATGAATGCACAATTACAATCCCAAATACAATTGCCTATCAACACAGCCTCTTTAAATATAAGCCCCAATACTAATTCTAACCCAAATAAAAACAACAATAGCTGCAATAACTGCGGTAGACCAGGCCATTTGTTTCATCAGTGCAAGCTACCAATTACCAGCTACGGAATTATTCTATTTAGACCAAGCGAAAGTGGCCCAGAATACCTGATGATTAGACGCAAGGATAGCTTCGGTTACATTGATTTTATGCGCGGCAAATACAATCCTGGAAATTTGGAGCAATTGCAGAACATTATTAATGAAATGTCTGTTTCAGAAAAAGAAAGACTGTTAATGGAGTCTTTTGAAACTCTGTGGAAGCAAATGTGGGGAGAAAATACATCGTCTCAATACAGGAGCGAGGAAATGTCATCACAGAAAAAGTTTGAACTGATTAGAAACGGCATTATGGTTGACGGAGAGCAAGTAACATTGAAAGATCTAATTGAACGCAGCAGCACTAGTTGGAAGGAGACGGAATGGGAATTTCCCAAGGGTCGCAAAAATTATCAGGAAAAGGATTTGGCATGCGCATTGAGAGAATTTGAAGAGGAAACTGGATACTCGCAGGAAGATATTAAAGTTGTGGAAAACTTGATGCCATTTGAGGAAATTTTTATTGGATCAAACTACAAATCTTACAAGCACAAGTATTATTTGGCTTACATGGACAATACTACAAAAAATGATGAAACCTCGCTTGAAAATTACCAAAAGACGGAGGTCAGCAAGTTGGAGTGGAAACCTTTGGACAAATGCTTGGAATCTATACGACCTTATAATTTAGAGAAAAAGAATTTGATTGCAAACATAAATAAAGTTTTACAGGAATATAGATTATATTTGTAATATATAATATGTCATCACAAAAAAATTCAGAAAACTCCGAAGATATAGAATCTATTGAAAATGAAGTTCACTCTGGTGAAATTCAAAGTCCAGATGAGATTCCTGGCACAAGTGTGACAAGTCCTGTGGAGCAGGCCGTTCTTGATAGACCTGATCTTGAGCAGTTGAAGGAAAGACCTCCTTTGCAGGTTGAAGAAGCAAGTTCAAGCGAAGCAGTGGAAGAAAGCGCAAGCGCAAGCGAAGTAGAAGTAGAAGCAGAAACACCAGTAAAAGCACCAACATCTCAACCATTAAAAGAAGCAGAAACACCAGCATCTCAACCATTAGAAGAAGAAAAAGCAACCCTCTTTGACGATCAATCACCAACTTTCACAGTCAAAGAAAACGCAGTTGCAGAAGATTTGGAACGCGAATTTGAAGAAAATAAATGCGGGGATCCAGAAAATTATTATGCAGGAAAATGTAAAAAACTTTTATTGAAAAAGGAAACCTTGGAACGCGAGTATCTAGCAGAGCATCCAAATGAGGATGAGTATTTGTACCCAAACCTGAATGATCCTCTTTTTAATGTAAAAATCTCACAAAAGAAGGAATTTAGTGATACAAAGTACGATGGTCAACTCTATGATATTAAAGAACGCTCAGATGAACTCAGTCGCGCAGAATTTGAGTTGTCGCCACATCAAGCATTCGTAAAGAATTTCATGTCTTTTCAAACACCTTACAATAGTCTGCTCTTGTTTCATGGCCTAGGTTCAGGCAAAACCTGTTCCGCCATAGGTGTCAGCGAAGAGATGCGCGACTATTTAAAGCAAATGGGTATTGCCAAACGCATCATCATTGTGGCTTCGCCCAACGTCCAAGACAACTTTAGATTGCAATTATTTGATGAACGCAAATTAAAGCAGGTAGATGGTCTGTGGAACATTCGCGCTTGCACTGGAAATAAATTAATAAAGGAAATCAACCCTACAAACATCAAGGGTCTTACAAGAGAAAAAGTTATTAGCCAAGTAAAAAACTTGATCAATGCATCTTATTTATTTTTGGGTTATATTGAGTTTGCCAATTACATTGCAAAAATAGAGCGCGTCAAGGGCGACGTTAAAAATGAAAAACAGCGCCAGGCGCAAATGCGACGCAATTTAAACAATGAATTTAACAATCGTCTTGTTGTTATTGACGAGATTCACAATATTAGAATCAGTGAGGACAATGAAAATAAAAAGGTGGCACAAAATTTAACAAGATTGGTCATGGCCACAGATAATTTACGTCTTTTGCTCCTATCTGCCACGCCCATGTACAACAGTTACAGGGAAATTGTTTGGCTATTAAATTTGATGAACATTAATGATAGGCGCGCAGTTGTAAATGTATCCGATATTTTTGATAAATATGGCAATTTTAAACAGGACAAGGAAGGCAATGATATTGGAAGAGAAATGCTTGTTAGAAAATCTACTGGCTATATTTCTTTTGTGCGTGGTGAGAACCCATATACTTTCCCTTTTCGTGTTTATCCCAATTTATTTGCGCCTGAGCACACTTTCCAAAATCCTGAAGAACAGTATCCTCGTTTTCAAATGAATGGAAAAGCTATTGATGAGGAGGATAAACTTAAAATACTTAGTCTTTACTTGACTAGTGTAGGATCATATCAGGCGCTTGGATATAAATACATTATTGACTCTTTGAGGAAAAAGCAGTTTAATATTACGACTTCCAAGGGCAAGATTCGCGATATGCCTAGTTTTGATGAAATGGAGTCTTTTGGATATACTATTTTGACGGAACCCATAGAAGCTCTCAATATTATTTATCCTGTAGATAACTTGGAACAAATTGTTGAAAGAAGTGTTGCGCCAATTTCTAGTCAGCCAAAATTGATTGAAGCTGCTGAAAGTGCTAGAGATGAACCAGTATCGCTCACTGCGGTTGTTCTGCCTGGTGCTGCAGAAAAGTTAGCTGAAAGTGACAGCAAATCTACGGAAGAAGCTGAGGTTCCTAAGGCGTCTGTTGTAGTGGAAGATGTTCCTGAAGAACAAGAACAAGAAGAGGAAGAACAAGAAGAGGAAGAAGAGGAAGAAGAGCCATTAGAAGTAGAGGTCCAAGCGCCAACAAAACAATCTATTTCAACAGAATCATTATCTTATTCGGGTGGTGCAACTGCAAGAACCGTTGGTACAACTGCAAGAACCGTTGGTACAACTGCAAGAACCGTTGGTACAACTGCAAGAACCGTTGGTACAACTGCAAGAACCGTTGGTACAAGACAAAAGAAAACATTGGGCAAAACTGTTCCCGCAGAAGTATTTGAAGAAGATGAAGATGTTGTAGCAAGCGAGGAAGAAGATGGAGATGAAGGTGAAAGCGCAGACAAAGAAATCTTTATTGATCCTTCCACATTAACAGGCAAAAAGGGTCTTGAACGTATGATGCGCTTTGTCAATACAACCGTTCCACCAGTTAAGGGTCAATTTGAATACAAAACCGACAATCACATGTTTGCCACAAGCGAAATAGGTAAATACAGTTCAAAAATTAAGAGTATTTGCAATTCTATTTATTTGCCAGAGGAAGAAAGAGTTGCGGATGGAATTATATTAATTTACTCTCAATACATTGATGGCGGTCTTATTCCTATGGCACTTGCATTAGAAGAAATGGGATTTGCAAGATATGGTGAGAAATCCAAATCACTGTTTAAAACTCCACCTGTTCCTCCAGCAAATGTAAAAACAATGAAGCCTCAAGACAGGGCGGTTGCGGGAAAATTCATGCCAGCAAAATACGTTATAATCTCTGGCGACAAAAGAATTTCCCCCAATAATGACGCGGATATAAAGGCTCTAACAAGCGACAACAATGTGGATGGTCACAGGATTAAAGTTGTGCTTATCTCCAAGGCTGGCTCAGAGGGTCTTGACTTGAAATTCATTCGCCAAGTCCATATTATGGATCCATGGTACAACATGAACCGCATTGAGCAAATTATTGGTCGTGCAGTTCGTAATTTCAGTCACAGTCACAAGGATCTTCCATTTGAAAAAAGAAACGTAGAAATATTCTTATATGCCACTTTACTGGAGAATAATGAGGAAGAAGCCGCTGACTTGTACATTTATCGTGTGGCTGAAGTAAAGGCGCTGCAAATTGGCCGTGTTAGTCGCGTGTTAAAAGAAACCGCGGTTGACTGCATTATCAATCATGAACAAGCCAACTTTACACAGGAAAATTTCCGCGAATTTTTAAAAGCTCCTGTCAAACAAATATTGTCAAGTGGTCAAGTAATTGAAGAATTCCCAGTTGGTGATGCGCCATATTCCGCGTCATGTGATTACATGAAAACGTGCGACTACGAATGCAATACTGGCGACGAATTAGTGACCGATTTTAAACCTTCGCCCGAGGGCGGCAATTTGGATACATATAATGAAACCTTTATCCTTGTAAACTCCGATAAGATTATACAAAAGATTAAGCAATTAATGAAGGAGCGTTATTTTTACAAGAAGAGGGATTTGTTTGCCAGGATTAAAACGCCAAAGGATATTCCTGACATACAAATATATGCGGCATTAACTTATTTAATTGACGATAACAACGAGTACATTACAGACAAGTATGGCAGAACTGGTTACTTGAAAAATATTGGCGACTATTATTTATTCCAACCCAGTGAGTTAAACTACGAGAACATTTCCATATTGGATCGTTCAATGCCAATAGATTTTAAGCGCAGCATGATACATTTTGATGTGCGCAAAGATTTGGTAAATTATGTTATTCAAGAAAAACCTGAAGTGGAGGCGCCTATTAAGGCAGTAAAAAAGGTAACTGCTGCATTAAAGCAACAAAAACGAGAGGAAGATGAAGATGAAGAGGAAGAAGAAGCTGGACTAAAAGAGGCAGAAATGATTCCACCTGCAAAAGAACCAGTAAAACGTTTGGCAGAGGGACCTCGTGAAGCACGCCAAGTAGCAAAACTCGGTATAGCCGTTGAAGGCGCAAAAAGAATATTAAAAGAGATGGAAGAAAACTACGACTTGGCAAATCATTTTGCCAGGAAAGAACCCAAGGTACCCAGAGGGGACGACAACTGGTACAAACATTGTGGTATTGTTATGAGAAAACTGGTGCAATCTGGCGTTCCAGCAAAAGACATTATGCACTTTTTAATTGAACATTTGATTGATTTTTTAACTTATAAAGAAAAGGTAGATGTTTTGCAGTATTTGTATACAAAGGAAGTTGTAGATGAAACCAGTTTTGAATTTAAAGTAAAAGGGTGCTTTGATGAAAAATTGATTTCAAATAAGGGCGTAACTGGTATTATTCTATTCAACGGTGATGTAAGAAGTGTTCTAATTCTTAACAGAGGTAAATGGACTGCGGCAGAATCAGAGGATATTAATGATCTAGCGCCAGCAATTAAGAAAAAGTATTTTGATGAACCGAGACAATTTAATACAAATGTTGGCTTTATTGGCACTGACAAAACTGGTATCTTTGTTTTCAAGGTGAAAGATATTTTAAATACAAGAAATACTGGAGCTAGGTGCGATGAAGCAGGAAAAGCCAAAACAATCAAACTTTTGAACACCATAATTGGTCACGAAGAGTACACAAAAGATAATACAAAGGGGATGGTTCAACAAGAATTATGCGCCTTGCAAGAGTTTACGCTCAGGCTTTATAATTTGCAGAAAAAAGATAATCTTGTATGGTTTTTAGATCCAGAAATGGCAAAAATTAGCAAATTTTAATAAAAGATAAGGGGTTTGTTTTACCAATTAAATTTAAAATTGATAAAACAATTAAAAGATAATATGATTATAAAATATAACAAGCAATGGAGGCACAACTAGACTCTGGCGAAGAAGGGCAAAGCCCTCAACCAATTGAACTCTCTATAATGGAAAAGGACGCAACTCCTGTTGGGAATACTATTTATACTGCTCCCACGGTTGTTGTTCCTGATGACGATGACCTTGAATCTGACGAACTTTATGGAGATGAAGTAGAAGATGCAGTTAGCAATACTGTATTTGGTAATGGTAATACTGTCGTCGCAGAACAAGAGCCAGTTGAGTTTGAAATTGAACTCCCGACAAAGACTGCCACTGCCACTGCCGCTGCCGTGCAAAAGTCTCCAAAACCCAAGGGTAAGAAAAATGAGGTCCGCGGAGTTTATTCACGCTCCCTCATCACGAAAAAAGTTACACTTCCAATTACAAATGTAGGAAAAAACTTGCGAGAAACTTTGGAAACTAGCCTACGTCAATCAATTGAAGGTAAATGCATTTTGGAAGGTTTTGTAAGGACAGGATCTATTAAAATTGTTACACATTCAAGCGGAGTTGTACAAAGCTCAAATGTAATGTTTGAAGTGGTATTTGAATGCGATGTATGTTACCCAGTTGAGGGAATGCTTCTTAATTGCATTGCAAAAAATATTACAAAGGCTGGTATTCGCGCAGATAGTGCCACTGAAACTCCTTCACCATTTGTTGTCTTTGTTGCCCGCGATCATCACTACATGCTGCCATACTTTTCATCCATTGAAGAAAATACAAAGTTTGTTGCAAGAGTGATTGGTCAACGCTTTGAGCTTAATGATAAGTATGTATCTATTATTGCCGAATTGGTTGAGCCAAAGGGCCGCGATGCTAAGCGAAAGGAGGGAACCTCAAAACCAAGACTCGTATTTTAAGCCTATAAATAAAAAATAAACATTATTCTTTTTTATAATTTAAATGTTGTTCATATATTTACATTATAATGGAATCTATATGTCTTTCATCTATTGGCGAAACAAATAGCAATGATATTGAGGAATTTAATACAGAGGATCTTATTTTTTTGCGAGATACAATTGAACATATGTCCAAGTTTAATCAGGTGGAAATTCTTCGCATTTTAAAGCAACATGATGAAAGTGTCACTTTAAATGAAAATAAATACGGTATACATATTAATTTATCTGAATTGAAGAAAGAAATTATTGCGGATTTAAAGACTTATATTAAATACGTGAATGCACAGGAAGACAATTTAAATGAGATTGAAAAGCAAAAAGAATCCTTTAAGAATATATACTTTACAAAAGATAATAAAGATAATAAGGAAAAAGATACTAGATCTAGCAAGAATGTTTCAACAACCGCATAATCCAGCAAATGCATATAATCATGTAATTGATGACTTACAGAATTATATGTTTACGAGTAAAAATATAGTTAGATATTTGAAGAATATTTCCCCAACATCAACACCAACTTCATTAATAGCATCTAGCCTTAAGTTGCCTGAAGCCTCTACTATTAAGACACCCCAAAAACTCACGCTTTTTTACCCGAAGCAAAAAGACACACTTTTTTGGTGTTTTTATGCAATGAAACACGGCATTGATAGATATGATATGCTTGATAACACGCATTTTATTGTAGAAAAACAGGAGAAATTTAAATATATTGAATTGATTCGCCAGAAGAAAGATGTGCTTAAAATGAACAAGATCAAACCAATTAGTGATTTGGAAGACGATTTGGCAAATAAAGAAGCAATAGGAATTAAGACATTTATTGCATTGTCTATTTTGGAAGGCTTTAACATTATTATTCTTGACAACCGAACATTTTTTGAAAGTGTAAATACGGATGACAAGGCTGTTCACGTAATTCAAAAAGACCCACAGACAAAAAAGTTTTTTTATGATGACGCTTGTAGCGAAGATAAAGCAAACAATTACAAGGAAACATATTACAAGCTTGATACTATGGATAAAAAAATCAAGGCAATTAGCTCTTATAAATTAGAAGAATTGATGGAAATTGCAAAAAAGCTGGGTGTAGATTTTTCCCTGAAAACAAATCAAGGCAAAAAAATATCTAAAAAAGATGTTTATGAATCTATTATTTGCAATATTGGGTAAAAAATTTGCAAAGGCTTAAACATGGAAATATAAAAGAATAAAAAATTGAGAACAATATAAAAATATGTTGGATTAATATATACAAGCATGACAAGTCTAAAACAAACAATAAAAACATCAAAATTGGAACCCCCTGCTTTAGACGTTAAGCCTTCTGCCAGAGCAGGCACTTTAAAAGTTACGGAAAAGGAATCGGGAGAAATAACTGAAAGTGGAGGCGAGGGTTATGATGATGAAGAGAATGATGATGTTATAGATATGGGTCAATTTGCTACTACTAGAAGAACGGCGCCAACTGCGACATCTCGTGGACCTCCAAACTTTATAAGGGGTAATAATCGCGGTGAGCCTAGAAGACAATTTACAAATCAAGAGTTGCAAAAACAGTTTGATGATCTTGTAAAAATGTACTATGACTCCAAGCCTCACATGCCTAAAAGGTATAAGAATCCAGAGCTAGAAGTTAAATTTGGCACTAGAGGCGTCAAGCCTTTGACCAAGAATGACTACGATAATGTTATTAAAAAGCTCAAGTCTCTCGGGTTCACAATCTGGAATCCAGAGGGCCAATACATGCTGCGCATTCAAGGGGAGACAACCGATCCAACAAAAGGCGTTTTCAAAATTTCGCCATTTCGCGTTGAAATTGAAGGCTTGACAAACATCCAAGAATATTGCAAAACAAACGATTTAAAGGCAATGGCTCAATCATCCAGCTATCCTTACAATATCTCCATTGAAAAGAAATCCCAGGTATTTGTTGATGACAAACCAGTTCAATCTGTCAATTTTGATGATTTTAATTTTAGATTGTCATACAATATTGAAGAGTCTTACAATAAAAATAGCAGCAAGGTTGGCGTGGACACAATCAACTCAATTGACAAAGTTAAAAAGGTGTTTAGGTACATTAACCGCGTAACCTTGGTGCGCGATGATTTGCCCGTTAAAATTGATCTTAGTATAGTTAGAATGTCAAACAAACAGGACAAGTACAACTTGAAGCCCGAATATACAACCGAACAGGCTGGAGTATTTACAAATCCCGAGAGCTATGAGATTGAGATTGAGGTTTTAAATAACAAGATGAATACTCCTCCTTTTATGGATTCACTTGAACCCGTTTTGCAAGGCATTCGCAAGGCAATTAAGTACGTGTTGTCTGGCTTGCAAGGAACCAACTATCCAATCTCCTATCCAGAGCAAACGCAAGTACTAACAGATTACATGAAACTTTTCCACGGCGAAGAATATGTGCTTCCCTGGTTTGGATTGAAATCAGGTGCTTTTATTGGGCCATCATCTTACACACTTCAAATTGAAAATATTGCGCCCATTAACGATAACACAAATATTCCAAATATAAGAAAAAATTACACGGTGACAGAGAAAGCCGATGGAGAGCGTAGATTGCTATTTATATCTCCTAGTGGAAAAATATATTTGATCTCCACAAACATGGAACCTATTTTCACTGGAGCAATTACAGAAGATAAGACAATTGTCAATACTCTTATGGATGGTGAAATTATTTATCACAACAAGCTGGGAGAATTTATTAATTTGTTTGCAGCATTTGACGTGTATTACATCCATGGAAATGATGTTCGTGCAAATGGGTTTATGCCTTTTACAGTTGCAGAAGATGAGTCTAAAGGTAGCAAGGAAAAAAGCGATAGAAATAGGTTTAGATATCCTCTCTTAAAGAGCGTTATTAAGCTAATTAAACCCAAGTCTGTTGTTCCTAATGAGATGTCTCCTATTAGGATTGAGTTTAAGAGATTTTATCCCACAAATCCTGCCGACAATATATTTGCAGCATGTGGATATATTATGAGAAAAATTGCCGCTGGAGAGTTTGAGTACAACACTGATGGTCTCATCTTTACTCCTGCTTTATTTGGAGTTGGCGGCAGCAGAATGGGAGAAGCTGGCGACTTGAAAAAGATTACATGGGATTATTCTTTTAAGTGGAAACCAGCGGAATTTAACACGGTAGATTTCTTTGTTACAACTAGTAAAAATGCCAGTGGTCAGGATGTTGTTACACCTGTGTTTGAGCAAGGAATTAGCGCTATGTCATCGGTTCAATACAATCAATACAAAACTCTTATTCTAAGATGCGGTTTTGATGAAAGAGATAAGGGTTATTATGTAAATCCTTGTCAGGATGTCTATAACGATATTATTCCTGAATTCAAACAAGTTGAGGAGGATAAGGATAAGAACACATATAAGCCCGTGCAATTCTATCCAACGCATCCAGCGGATCCCATGGGAGGAATTACAAACGTTATGTTAAGGCAAGACGATAGCGGTGTTTATCAAATGTTTACCGAGGAGAATGAGGCGTTTGGCGACAATACTATTGTTGAGTGTAAATATGATTTGGATCGTGATAACTTGTGGAGATGGATTCCTCTGCGAGTGCGTTATGATAAAACTGCTGAGCTAAATCAAGGTGGCAGAAACTACGGAAATGCATACCATGTTGCTAATAGCAACTGGCATTCCATTCATAATCCCATTACGGTTGAAATGATCACTACTGGAAAAAATATCCCCGATGAGATCAAGGATGATGACGTTTATTACAATCGCGGAGCTAGTTTAGGAAAGGGAAATAAAAAGCTCACCATTGGATTGCGCGATTTCCATAATCTTTACGTTAAGAATATGCTTATTTCAAGAACCTCAAAAAGAGGTGAGACCTTGATTGACTTTGCTTGCGGCAAAGGCGGAGATTTTCCAAAATGGATCAAAGCAAACTTGTCATTTGTATTCGGCATTGACGTTGCAAAAGATAACTTGGAGAATCGCATGGATGGTGCATGTGCTCGTTATTTGAACTTTAGGCGCGAGTTTAAGAGCATGCCTGGTGCTCTATTTGTAAACGGTAATTCAAGTTTGAACATCAAATCTGGACAAGCCATGTTAAATGACAAGGCCATTCAAATTACTAGATCAGTGTTTGGTCTCGGCGCAAAGGATGAAAAGCTTGGTAAGGGTGTCATGAAATATTATGGAGTTGGCGATGACGGTTTTAACGTCACATCATGCCAATTTGCCATCCACTATTTCTTTGAAAATGAGACCACTTTTCATAATTTAATTAGAAATGTTGCAGAGTGCACCAAGTTGGGCGGATACTTTATTGGCACCAGTTACGATGGCAAACTCGTGTTCAATAGATTGAAGAAGAAGGCTCAGGGCGACAGTATTGACATTTATGAAGATGGAAAGCGCATTTGGGGGATTATAAAGGACTATGACAGCGACGTCTTTGAAAATGATGAAACCAGTCTTGGTTATCAAATCTCCGTGTACCAGGAATCCATTAACAAGACTTTCCCCGAATACTTGGTAAACTATGACTATTTGAATTTGGTTATGGAGAAATATGGATTCAAGCTTGTTACCAGGGATGAAGCCAAGGGACTTGGATTGCCAGAAGGTAGCGGCCTATTTAGCGAATTATATGCAATGATGATGAAGAATTTGAAGCGCGACAAAACTGAATACGGTCATGCTCCCGATATGAAGGGCTATGAAAAGGAGATCTCTTTCTTGAATCGCTACTTTGTTTATAAGAAGGTTGTCACCGTTAATGCTGAAAAGTTAATGGCCACATTGATTGACAAGACTCAAGAGGATTTGGAATACGAGGAAAAACAGACCGCTACTGCCGTAAAAATTGGTAAAAAGGCAGTTTCCAAACCTCGTGTTAAAAAGATCCCCAAGGAACTTGTACTTGTTGCCGCAACTGAGGCGATTGATGAGGCTCCTTTAGAACTAGAACTTGAAGTAGATGTTCCAGTTGAGAAAAAGCCTCGCAAACCTAGAGCAAAGAAGGTTGTTGAGTTTGCATTGGAACCAGAACAGGAACAACAACAACCTGCTCCAAGCGCAACTGATCCAAGCGCAACTGCTACTGCAAAGAAGAAGACATCAAGAAAATCAAAGGCGCCAACAAACTTGGAGTTTGTTATTGAAGAGTAAATGTAAACACAAAATTTATCCCAGTATTAAATTACAATAAAGATTATATGAATTAAGATATAAATATTACTTAACAATATATAATAACGCACTTAGCGATGAGTTATTACATATTACCAAAACATGCAAATACACCCATTTTTTTTAATATAACAACACACACTTCTCCTCCAAAAGAATTCATCTCAAATAGCTTGATTCATTATCAAAGTGAAATTTTTGATCAATTATTTAAACTTTTTCAAGTAGAGGAAACCAACAAAAAAAATAGTTTTCTAAAACAAGAAATTATTGAAGCATTAGAAGATGAGTTACAAGAAAAATTAAATAATTGTGTTGTTCCACTAGAAAAAAAGGATAAAGTTAAAAATAATGATCTTTTTATTGTACTGCAAAAATATGTCAACAACTATGAATTTATTTTTTCAAAGGTTCCTGGAACCAAATTTTCAGTAAGTAAATTGAGACCACAATCAATCGTATTTTATGAACTAATGGAGGTAACAAGTATATGCAATATTTTGGACTCTTTTAAAACGCGCGACATTAATATTATAAATATTTCTAACAATTGGATTGCCGCAAATGAATTTTTTAGTATAATGCGTGAGGAGAAGGATGATAGTAATATAGGTGTTAACTTTTTAAACAGGGATATGCTTGGGTTTCTTCAAAACTATGAAAATCTGGTCTATTACAATAGGACTGATCTTTTATTTTTTGAGTGCCCTGAAAGCAGACGAAATAATATTTCTGGGTATTTTAAAGATATGTGCACTATTTTGCATTTTATAACAAAATTTCAATCCCAAAATGGTAATGCTATTATTAAGATTGACAATATTTTTTATAAGCCTGTTTTCGACGTATTATACATTCTTTCGTCATTTTATGAAAAGGTTTATTTATTAAAGCCAAATGTGAGCAATGTTATAGATTCTGGAAGATATATTATATGCAAAAATTTTATTATGAATCAAGATAAGAATATTGATTTTATTCTTGGACTTGCCGATTTTGTTGGGGCAAATATAATTGATGATGTTAGTGATATTGATATTGATAACGTTGGTCTTGAACCCAACCCTAATCCTGTTCCTACTAACAGATTTATTCATTCTCTAATTAACAATGAAATGTCGCACTACTTTGTAAATAAGATTGAAGAGTCTAACATTGTTATAGGTCAACAACAATTAGAAGCGCTAGGACAGATTATTTCTATTATTAAAAATAAAAATCGCGATGAGAAAATGGAAACTTTGAAAAAGAATAATATTCAAAAATGTATACTTTGGTGCGAGAGACATCAAATACCATACAACAAATTTACTGAAAAAACTAATATATTTTTACCATTATTTAAGAGTAAAAATAAAGATGAATGTGAAGTGGACGATCAGGTGAACCCATATGATATATCAACTCTTGAAACCGCATGTTTTTCTGCGGCGCCTCGCAAAAATTCTATTGACGATGCATTTGATACATAATTGAAAATAATTTATATGCTTGCGTTTGCATAATCTACATATGAAAGTGTCCTATCATTTGAACCTCTAAAACAAGTCTTGGGATTACCGTCTTTGGTAAAATATGCAGGATTGCATTTCTCTGTTTTAAGTTTATATACAAATGGTGCAAATAATGCGGTGCCATTAAAATTTGTATTATCGGCAAAATTTGTAGCCGCATTTATATCGCGTCTTCGGTTAGCAATATTTTTCTCAATAGTTACCACATTTGCCTTGAAAGTTCGCGTGCTACTAGAAACAGCGCCTTGCTTTGCAAACTGAGCATTATTAGGCTTATAGTAAACGCGTTTGCATCCATTATTGCAAGTAGAATTGGGACAGTTGCTATTAGAGCAGATAGATCCAGGACCACAACTGCAGCTAGTTTCAGTTCCAGTGTAACCAACAGAAGGATTTGCAGGAATTCCAATATTGGGATTGCAATTGGCCACATACAAGTTAAAAACGGATAGAGCTGATCCTGGTTTAGCTTGAGCAGCGGCAAGTTTTTGAGCAGGAGTGAGAGTTGGATCGGCGGATCCTGTCAAGAAGTTGAATTGTCTCTGCTCAAATGTCTGGCAACGATTGTATAAGTATTGAGCATTTGATGTGTAGTAATTCTTCTTTAAAACAGTGTTTGCAGGTAAAACACGACGACGTGCCTTATATTCAGCATTGCAACAAAATTTGGGAGTTTGCGTTATAGCCTGAGGCTTTTCAGTCAAGTCATTGATGGGCATCCAATTGCTGACAATTGCTATACCGCGACAACCATTACATTCTTCTGGAATTTTTAATGAATCAGCAATTAGACCCTCTTCATCCGTGTAATTTTGTGGATTTGCGGGAACATTAGGCTTCACAATAAAATTACCAGGGCGATCAATCAACTGACCAATTAATCTGCCAGGAGTAGATGATTTTACTTCTCTATCTGAATAGTAATATGATTCAATAAGTGTTCCTGGATTATTTTGGTCTTCTTGCACAACGGGCGCTCTAATTGAACGACCAATACGATAATGACGAAGTGGTCTTTGGGATCCAACTTTATACATAGCATTGTTTGCAGGATCATTGTTGGTTAAAGGTCTCATATTTCCAGATGCCATGCCAACGGGATTACTAAAAATACCACGGCCTTTCCAGGTCTTGTAGTTTCCTGGATTTACATGATTATTATATGATTTCATACCCTGAGGATAGAATGCTGAAGACATTATATAAATATTAAAGAAAATAAATAATCATCTATTATATATATGTTTCTTCTCTGGAGTCTAATTATATTCTTTACCATATTAATTATTTATCAAATACTTTTTGGGGGTGCTGAAAATTATGTAATAGAGGGAATGGATAATGCTGAATGCAAGGCTGCTTGTGATTTACCAACTGTTTGTTCAACAGCAACCGTTAATGCTGCGGCAATTGATGATTTAAAAAAGAGATTGGACAAGCTAGATGAAACGTCTCTTCAAACACAAATAGATTTACTAAAGAAGGAATATGATGGATTAAATACACAGGTTCAAGCAAATGCACAGGGACAAGCAAAGATAGCTAATAGTTTTGCTAGCAACAATTCAACGCCTGTAACTGGAGCCAATGACTTTGCACCTGGACCTAGTCTTCCACAATAAATCTCTTCTTGAGAAATGTTCAAGGGAAGAAAAAGTATTGCAATGCAATAATTATATCTATAATATATAATTATGGCAGACACACAAAATTCTAATGTATTTACAGAGGTATTGGGAGATTTAAAAGGAGTAGAAGAAAAATACATTGGACCTGATTACCCTTATTGGAAATACATTAAGATGCCTTCACAAATAGGCATGAGTGATGAAGGATCATTAGATGCATTGGGAAAAGATATTAATGGTTTAATAGGATATGTAGAAGTTTTGGTTTCAGGCAATAGTGAGGCCTCTGCAACAGGTGGGCCTTTAGGCAATAAGTTTTTCTTGAAAACTGGTGGAAAGTGCACTGATACAAAAACAAACGCTGATGTAGACAGATATATTTACATTAATAATGTGCCAGAGGGTGATATTCCATTTGTTTCATCTGGCATGGGAGTCAGCTTCTCCGAGTTCCGTGGTCTCATACCAGGTGTTATGGGAAATTTAGGTGCGCTCAATCCAATGCAGATTATGCAGGCATTTATGGCTGGTTCTAAACCAGCTTGTCAAGAAGTAACAATGGAAACTATTGACGTAAATAACAACAAATCAACGGAAACGCACTTTGTAACAACAGTTGATTTGCAAAATACGCCAGCTTGCATGTTTCAAGATGGTAAGAATCCTATAACTGGTGCTTCATGCGTTGAAGCATTTGCAATGCCAAACATTAAAGATGATGTTTTTACAAAAGCCTATTATTTGTCATTGGGATTTTTAGGCATTCTTATCCTTTACTACCTTATCAAAAAACACAAGAAATAAACACAAGAAATAAACACAAGAAATAAACACAAGAAATAAACACAAGAAATAAACACGTAAAATACATTTTAAGAAATGCAAAAAGTAATACTTAAAAAATTGATTAGCTTTTAACTATTGCCTTGAACAAACACAAACACTAGTACACTTGCAAACATGCTTACCAAGGAGGAATATATTGCACAGCTTAAAAGGAACATTACCTTTTACATTGGAACAAATGCAGCAGATAACTTTGCTGTAATTGAGGCAGGGGGACCCGAAGATATTTGGTTTCACGCTGATGATGCATCATCTTGCCACGTTGTTGCGGTTGTGCCAGAAGACATTGACCGAAAGGAGAAGCTTTGGATTATTAAATGCGGAGCGCGCTTAGTAAAGCAACATACCAAGAAATTTGTTTCAATGAAAAATTTGCCCGTTATTTGCACCGAGATTCAAAATATAGAAATGACGGACACTGCTGGAAAGGTCATTGTGGATCCAGCAAAAATTAAGACTGTTGTTGTCAAGTAGAGTTTAAATACATATAAAAAAATTTTTTTTATTGCACTGTGCTATTTGCAATCTATTATAGCTTGCAAACCAATCTTCTTGCTTTATCTAGTGCTTTTTTCAACATTGATTCTTCATATATTTCTCTTTGAAAACTTTCATATGATTCCTTGTCAACTATGAACAATCTATAAATTGTTTGAATTCGTGGAACTCGTGAAACAGACCTAAAATAGTTAGGGTTTTGCTGAATTATCTGCAAAAGAGGAACAGTTGACTTTTTTAGAGACAATGGAACTCCAACAGTTTCATCATATGCAAAGATGTCACGGATGGGTTGCACTGGAAACAAATAACTTTTTAACGATCCATCTGTTACTAGAGTTTCGGGATAAAGAGCTGTGATAACTTTTTTATACAACTCTTCTATGGTATCGTCATAGTTTATAGAAAGGTAGTTCTTCTGGTTATTTAGCCGTAGAAGCTCTATAACCAGATGAGTTTGAGTATTAATAACGGGGTTTTCTTTGTAGGAAAACATTTGATGACTGGTGCTATCAAATATTTTGCTTATACTTGTTTCAATTTTACCAATATTTTAAATTGAACGTTTAATGCTTTTTTCCTCTGGTTTTTCTTCCCTTGTACTTTCTTTTATTTGATTTTCCTCTCTTTGTTCTTCTCTTGCCTCCACACAATGAGTTTGTAAGTGATGCATTAATCATGTAAGTTGGTTCAACAGTTTTTATACCTTCTACAGGTGAAGCTGTTTGAGCAACAGTATATTCATTGTACGCCGCAAGACCGCCGCGCATCTTCCTTCTTTTTGTCATTTTTCTACGCTTTCCTCCAGCCATGACCATTTGTTGTTGATTTTGTTCGGGTTGTGGTAGTTGAGGCACCTTTACCTCTGTATCAAAAAATCCGCCAACTGTATCTTTGGCTTTTTCATACCCCTCTTCTAAATTTTTTGTAGCATCGTTAAATCCAGTTTGAACTCTTTCCCCAGCATTTGCAATTCCAGCCTGGGCATTTTGAACTAAGTTTTGCGCAGGAGGTTGCTCAGCAGTAGTTCCCGACCACTTAATATTTCTAATCTTGGCCGTTAAATTACTTGCTGCTGTTTTAATTCTTGTCGCAAGATTAGTAAACCAAGAAGGAGTTGACGAAGTTGGTTGTTCTGGCGCCATTGTACCATCACCACCTCGCATTTTCCTTGTTCCCTTTTTTGATTTAAGTTTTATATTCTTATGTCTTGGCATTATTAGTATATAATATTATAAGAAAATTATAATATTAATAAAGAGCCGTTGTTATTTTAACGAAAGATTTTACATCTTTGGTAAATGAATAAATCTTGAAAGCTCATAACCACCTAAACCACCCGCAACCTGGGCAATAATATAAGGCATTAAATCATTTTTATCCAATTTGCCAGCAGTCATCATTGCAATAGAAACCGCGGGGTTAAACATACCACCAGAGATGGGTCCACCAATGTAGACCGCCAAGGCTAAGGCTGCACCAATTGCTAAATAATTTCCAGTTGCAAAAATGATGTAAACAAAGAAGACTGTTCCTAAAAACTCAACAATGTACCTATTCATACTTATATATTCTATTGTGAAAAATTTCTATGTAATTGAAATACTTTAATATGTTGATCTTGGAATAGATCCCCATGAACACACCTGGCCATTTGTCAAGCTATGATTTTCAATTGCCCCCTTCTTTTTGGGCGCAACGCATCCTCCTGATCTAGCCCGCCTTAATGAAGTGCGTACCTCTGTAGGAAAATATGATTTTGTGGAGATGGGTGCCGCTGCGGGTAACCCAACCTTGTAACTAGACTTTCCAACAGCGTAACCCTTTTTAGCATCAACATACATTGATGATTGCATAGGTTGAATATAGTTGAAGTTTTGTGATACTTGATAACTGCGCCCTGCAGAGATTAAATTTTTTGTCACCGTTGGTGATATAAGCCGTTGCTCTGCTCTGCTAAGGAACTGTTCCTTAACTGGATAAGCCAATGATCTTCTATAATATGCCCTTGCATTTGTGTTCATATCTGCATATACTGGCTCCTGCATAGGATAGAACTGGGGGGGTGTAGGTCTAGTGCCAAATAAAACACCCATATTATTCATAGAAACTATTCCAGGATATTGATTTGTGCTTAAAGGTCCTTTAATAGGTTCGCGCAAATAGCCGCCAAATCCTCCTGATAAATTTAATGGAACTGCTCCTCTAGACATAAATACTTATATTACCAAGATATAAATATTTATACGATAAATGTTATTTTAAGCAAAACCTCTTCTAACGGCCCTGAATGCAACTTGAGAACCACTTGAATCATTGCCAACATTTGAATAATCATTGTAGTTTTTGTTGACAGATCTTTGCTTCAAATATCTAGTATAATCACTGCTGTCATACACATACTTAACATTGCATGAAGCGGGAGGGACGCCAGAACCGTCACAACGACTTTGAACAGCTCCAAATGCACCCTTTAATCCACTTAATCCTGGACGACTTTGGAATGTTTGGCAAGATCCACCACATGAATAATTGTCGCGGCTGAGAAGATCGCCAGCGTTATTAAGAGCGCGAAATGGCGTTACAGCTTTTGCTGGACGATTTCCTAAATTATTTACATAGCGCGTTGTATTCCACGCCTCTCTTAATAACAAACGATTAAGGGCAACTCCTTGCGTCTCAGAATTCACATTTGCGGGTTTAGGGGCAATGCCTCTAAGGCCACCTCCAAGACCGCCACCAATGGCCTTTGGCGCGCGAACTGTAACACCAGGAATTGGAAAATTAAATGGTAAAGCTCCTGATAAATTTATGCCAGTAGAAGTCATTATATATATTAGAGCAATAAAAAAGTTGCAGAAAAATTCTCGTTATCTAAAATTAATTTATCACAAAAGTATATAATGGGCGACCTTTCCATACTCTTTACTGCAATCATTTTTGTATGCATTGATTCGTTGTATTTAACACTTATGTCTTCCTATATGTTAAACCAGGTCAAGTCTGTGCAAGGCTCACCTCTTAAAATGAACTTTTTGGCCGCAATTATTTGCTACTTGTTCCTTGTTTTTGGCATCTATTATTTTATCATTAAACCCAAGAGATCCGTTCGTGATGCGTTCTTATTAGGTGTTGTCATTTATTCCGTCTTTGAGCTAACCAACCTAGCTATCTTTAAAAATTGGTCAATTTTAACAGTCTTGCTTGATACGTTATGGGGTGGAGTTCTTTTTGGTACAACCACCTATTTAATCCGCGCGCTAAAAGTATAGGCGTGCGTTTTTTGTAAATTACTTGTGATTTTTTGCCTACATTGATGTAGGGGAAAAATGTGTGAAAATAATTGCCTACATGAATGTAGGACAAATTAGGCAATTAAATGTACATTTGTTCCCTAGATATGTAGGCGGATGCAAACTTTTTCAAATTTCCAAGACTTTATTTGTAAAAGTGATTTTGGACATTTATTTTTGTCCATTTTTGAATTCTGAAAATACTTTTGGGAATTTTTTTCTTTGTGTTTTTGAAAAAGTGACTTGAGAGCATAATGCTCTAAATTCCAATTTTATAATTTAAAATTTGTTATTGCAATATTTTTTGCAAAAATTAGATCTTTGTAAAAAAAAGATTTAGGGATATCTTCCGTTGCTTATATATCAACGAATGTCAATAATTTCGTCCCCAAAAATCCCTTTAAAATATACATGCGATACATGTGACTATACAACGTGTAATAAAAAAGATTATCGCAAACATTTGCTAACCAATAAACACAAAAATTTACATATGTCAATAGATTTCAACAAAAAATCCCAAGAAATCCCCAACCATTTTGTTTGTGAATGTGGAAAAATATATAGGGATCGTTCTGGTTTATGGAGACATAAGAAAAAGTGCATAAAAGATGAAAATGAAAATGAAGATGATGAGGACGAAGAAGATTCTCCAGGAAAAAATAAAATTATTATGAACATAATTAAACAAAATCAAGAGTTCAAAGATCTTATTATAGAGCAAAATAAACAAAATCAAGAGCTACAAAAACAAATGTTGGAAATTGTGGGTAAACCAAATGTTACAAATAATTCTATTGTAAATTCAAAGGTAGTCAATAACTTTAATTTAAACATGTTTCTCAATGAGACGTGTAAAGATGCCATGAATCTAACAGATTTTATTGAATCATTAAAATTAACTTTGGCGGATTTGGAGACGACTGGAAAACTTGGTTATGAAAAGGGTATATCACAGATTTTTATTAATGGTTTAAAACAGTTGGATGTAACCAAAAGGCCAATACACTGCACAGATACTAAAAGAGAAAAATTACACATTAGAGATAAAGATGCATGGGAAACAGATCAGGAAAAGGAAAAAATTAGAAAAGCCATAAAAAATGTTGCAAACAAAAATATGAATCAAATATGTGATTGGATTAAAGAAAACCCAGATTCCCAGTCTTATTTACAAGGTGAGTCCAAATATAATTCAAAAAAGAATGACCAATACTTGAATATTGTTCTCAATGCTACTGGAGGGAAGACGCAAGACGAGGAAGAAAAGAAAATAAATAAAGTTATAACCGTTATTGCAAAACATGTAGAAGTTGATAAGGAAGCTTCGTGATTTTATTTCATTTCAATTAAATAGTTGGAATGAAATAGTAGTGCTTTTTTTTCAGTGTTTATATTTTTGTTTTTTAGACTTGGATTTAGAACCAGATTTAGATCTTGTAAAACGCCTACCTTTTTTCAAAAGTTTCTTAGTTTTTAATTTACGTTTTTTGCTTTTTTTGCCTTTTTTTCTTTTTACATTTATACCCATAGCTTCCGTATCTGTTGCAGACATACTTGTAATGCTAATTTCTTCTAATACAGAACTCCTATAACTGTCGTCTAATAGTCTTCCTAAAGATTGAGAAGTCTTACTGGTTGGACTGTAACGCAGTTTAGTTATAAAAACTAAACTTTTTAATTGGGCGTCACTTGGAGTACTTGAAATAGTTGCAGCTTTATCCAACAAATATTTAAGGTTTTCTACATCTAATCTTTCGTTTTTTGCGGAAGCATGAGATCTTTTACTTTGCCAAAATGAAGATGATGGACGTTCCCCTGTTTGACTTGAAAATTTTTGGTCCTCTGGAAAACTTGAATCTAATTGCGTCTCTCCCCCACTATTAGTTCTTACTAATGGCGCAAATTCAAGGTATTTTATTTTGCCAAAATCTGTCATTTCAATTCCAGGAGGAGATTCCTCTTTTTTATGTTGTTTGTTTGCTTGTTCTTGATTCATTGTATATAGTAAAAAAAGAAAAATATATTTTTATAAATATAAATACAATTTACAAAATTCTTAGTTTTAATGGTCTGTAATAACACGCGATGCTACATTCATTGTCAATAATTCTTGGAACAACAGCTTGCATGCATAAGGAATTTCCACATAAGCAAAGTCTGTGCGATTGTCGCACGTTCTGCAATGATGAATGTGAACCTGATCATTGTAAGATGCAATAAGACCACACTTTCTGCAAACGTGCACTGAATATTTATCTGAGGCATCATACATGCGTCCTCGCGTAAATCTAGCCGCACCATGCGAGATCATACAATCTCTCTCCATCTCTCCAAACCTTAGACCACCATCACGTGACCTACCTTCAGCAGGCTGTCTCGTTAAATTGACCATAGGTCCAATGGAACGACTGTGCTGCTTGTCAGTTACCATGTGCTTCAAACGCTGATAGAAGACGGGACCAATGAAGATGTTTGCCTCAAGTTGTTCACCAGTGAGTCCATTGTAAAGCAGATCATTACCATTAGACTCATATCCAAGACTAAGTAGCTTCTTGCAAATATCTTTTACGTCTAGATCACCAAAACTGGTTCCATCGCCAAAGAGTCCAATCTCCACGAGCACCTTGCCAAGAACAGTCTCCTTCAACTGACCAATTGTCATACGAGAAGGAATTGCATGAGGGTTAATAATAATATCAGGGCGCAGACCGTTCTTGGTAAAGGGCATATCCTCCTCGGGAATAATATTTCCAACAGTACCCTTTTGCCCGTGTCTAGAGCTGAACTTGTCGCCAATAATGGGGCGTCTAACCGCGCGAATGCGTACCTTGGCAAAATTGTAACCATCTCCATTGCGATCAATGTAGTTCTTGTCTACATAGACCTCTTCGGTGGTCCTGTAAATCTTGCTCTGGTCCTCAAACTTCACCAACTTAGTGTGATCATTGCGATTCTCCTTGATGGGAGTCACCTTGGCAATAATTACGTCGCGATTTTCAATCAACGTATTCTCAGGCATGACACCCTTACTGTTCACCTTGTTGTAGTTGGCAAATTTCATTCCCTTTGTCTTGGACGCATCAGGCTTGCAGCGAACCTCCTCATCGCCATTAATCTTTTGCTTGTCCTCGTCTTTTTCGGTGTGGTAAATGGTCGCTTGGAAAAGCCCACGATCCAATGAACCTTTATTAACAAGGAGCGAATCCTCTTGATTGTAGCCAGTATGGGTCATAATAGCGACAGTGATGTTGCAACCAGATGGAATCTTGTCAAGTTTAATCATGCTCATGATTCGCGTGTCAACAAGTGGTCTTGTAGGATAGTTGAGTACATATGCAGTCTTATCCATGCGTTCTTGAAAATTTGTCACATAGACACCCATTGCCTGCTTACCCATCGCGCATTGATAAGTATTTCTGGGAGACTGGTTATGCTCAGGATAAGGAATGCAAGATGCTAGAACACCGAAAATGGTACTTGGATGAATTTCACAGTGAGTGTAATGGTAGACTTTGTCTCCCTTTTGTAAAAGGTCAATGGGCTTCACAGAGATCATATTCAAGTTCTGCTCCTCTGGGTCAATGTACTCAATCACTGCCTCGGGAATACGACAATCCGTTAGCAAGTCATTCCAACACAAATCGCCACTCTTTAGGCTATTAATGACCGCATCTGTTAAAAGGATATTATTATCCTTGATGCGCAAAAGCGGGCGGGTAAGACGACCGCTGTCATTACAAACACGAATCTCCTTAGATTTGTAGTCAAAGATGATGGATGTATAAATGTTGATGATACCCTTGGCCTTCTTCTCCTTTAGCATCTGGTATAGTCCTTCAGGGTCATTGGCGATGCCAATCCACGCACCATTTACAAAGACCTTTACTTTACCAAACATTTCAATTGGTGTTAGCCCTTGAATGTCTGCAATGTGAGGTGCAATGTATTCATAAATGGGCATACTATTAGAGTAAATTGTCACATGAGTCATATATGCCAAGTTTTTTACAATACCAACGGAAGCTCCTTCAGGGGTATTGTGAACAATGAGACCATCTGTCAGGCAAAATCTTCCACGTTTATCGTGCAGTTGCCATCCAACATAAGGACCAATTCCTGTTTCTACTAAGTTAAATTTACTAGACATAAACGATTTACTCCTTAAAAGCTGCGTTTTGTTTTCTATAGATACTAGTTTTTTGCGCAGAAGAAGTGTTGGAATTTCGCAGATTCTATGCCCTGTAATTGTTAGTTCTTTGTAAGTACTAAATTTTTTCTCTCTACTTTTTTCATCTGTCCATTGGCTTCTGCCTTCTTTAACTCCGCATGAAAATCCAAGAGACATTGCCAATGTATAAGCGTCATCAATTATTCTATAATTAGCAGGTCCTTGACAAATGCGAATTTCACGACCTTGTGCACGAACCGAGCCGTCTGTGTCTATCAATCCTGCCAAAACCTTCAATCTCGTATCTCTATCATTTGTGAGATATTCATTTGGAATGTGTTTATTATTTAAAAGGTTGTATTTGCGGAGATATTTTTTAAGAGGCGCTTCTTCTACTCTGTTGCATAATCCAGCGACTCCTGCTTCTTGATTTTTCTTAGAAACAATTGAAAAGCTATATCTTTTGTTCTTTGTTACTGTCGCCCCATTTTCTTCCGCCCATTTTTCCCAATAAGCTAGTGTCTCAAAATCGGTCTTGTAATTCAATGCAAACCCAGCTCCATTACTGAGACCATCACCGAGCCACATACCAAGCAAATAAGGATCCATTTCTACATCTTTTTTGGTCCAATGAATACCCTCTACTTTGAACAAGACTAAATTGTCTTTTGTTGATTTATTCAACTTTAAATATTTCTCAATCGTTATATCCAAAGTGTCATCATCGTTAAAACTATTTACAAAATCTTCAGCATCAACCAAAGAGTTAAAATATTTTTCCTGAAACTTTAATTCGTTGCGATTCAAAAACTCTACAATATGAGTATAGTTTCTGTCTTTTCTATTTGATTTTCTAATAGATTTGTGACCCCTTATCTTGAGGGTTAGAATATGATTATCCGTTACGCGATGTTTCATAAAGTTGTCTTTATCTGGAATAACATCATACATATTCTTCAACCCAGAACAGGTTGTACGCACCGTAGTAGGATTTCCCAAATCATCAATAAGAACATCGTCAATTATTATGTCTCCTGCCCGCTTGATAGAACCATCCCACATTAAAATTTGTGTTTCAGGATCAAAACATTCTGCAGGACACAAGAATCCCCAAGAGGTGTTGTGCAGTTTGCGAGGTGGAATCAACTTTCCACTTTTATCAGTGGGAGTTGAAATTCTGCGCAAATGACTAAGACTTGACACATATGTCAAACGGTTAAGCACCTGTGCAACACCGACCTTGTTACTATTGGTGTGCTTAATACCAAAGTCACCAGTTGCTAGAGCGCGCTTCAAGCCATTTTCAATGGTAGTGCTCTTGATAATCTTGTAAATATTTGTCTGGTTGACAATGCTCTCGTAGTCGTCAGTGGAACGCCAAGATCCCGTGTTAATCTCACGAATAATCTGCTTCTCCATATCTTTAACCAGCTTGTTGAAATAGTTGCGGAACAGATTGTTGAGAAGAGTTCCAGTAAGATCAACGCGCTTGTTCAAATAGGAATCGCGATCATCCATCTTAATCCATTCAAAGCTAGCCTGAAGCATCTTATTCGCCATGTAGCCAAGGAAATAGGTTTTCTCAGCTACATTGTGACAATGTGGGAACAAGTCATTGCTCAAAATGTCCAGGGTAAACTCGTGCTTCTTCTTGGCGCCCGTCTCCTTGTCCATGTTAATAGGCGTATACATGACGTAGCTAGTAATGTGCTTAATAGCATCCTCCTGAGTCATGCACTTGTTGGCATCAATAATGGACGCTTGGAGGCTAGCAACCATGTCGCGGTGCTTGTCATTCTTGATGTCCAACAAAATGTACTCGCAGATGTTGCGATCAGTTAGTACACCTAGAGCGCGAAATACAATGAAGAGAGGAATGGGTTGCTTCACTCGCGGCATTTGAATGCAAATGGGAAAGCCAAAGCCGTTGTTCTTGGATGAAATGGTCATGCTGATTTGCTTGGGTGAAATGCACTTGAAATCGGGAACAGACTTGATCTCTGCCTGCCAAGAATACTTTGTATTGTTTTTGGCGACATTGAAACAGTAGACGCGATTTTCTGCGGCACGCTCTTGACCAAGAACAGTCTTCTCAGAGCCGTTGATAATAAAGTACCCTCCAGCATCAAATCTGCACTCTCCAGTGTGAACATTGTCTACGTGCTTGTATTGGTTGAGAACGCAAATGCTGGAACGCAACATGATCGGGAGCTTGCCGATGTGGATCTTTGGCAGAGTCTTGTAAAATGTTTGCACGCTTTGCAGGTTCTCGCCAGAACGTACCACATATTTGATGTTAATGTCAACGGTCATGGCCGATGCATATGTGAAGTTGCGAAGACGAGCTTCTTGGGGAAACATTAACTTGATTGCGCCGTTGTTTTCATGAATCTGTGGGCGATAAATATTGAAATTCTCAAAGGTGACGAATAGTTCCAACGAATGCAGACCAGTTTTTGGGTCTAGGTCCTGCTCAGATGCAATATGCACAGGATTGAACATTTCTATAGTTTTAATAATTTGGTGGCTGACAAAATTATTATATGATTCTAATTGGTGACGAACCAGCCTCTCCAAGTGCTGATCCTTGAAATAGGACTCAATGACAGTCCATGGAGTTTCTATATATTGATCGTTTTCAATGTCAAACTGCTTATTCTCCATTGTACTGCTTTTATGCAAACTAGGGTTTTCACTGATTGACATCATTTGGTTAGTTATTATACATTTCAATTATTTTTTTAAATTGTTTTAATAGAGAATTAACATTTTAAACAACTACATACCATCGGTAAATGAAAGTTTATATCTGGATTTTTCTTCTACTTTTGTCCTTTTTCCTAAAAAAATAAAATATTTATTTGCCAAAGCATATTGCTTGGGTTTTTTATTCTTTAATACTTTTAAACGAACATACATAATCATACCTACTTGCCATATACGCTTATGTGTATATTTTTTATTTTTGTATAATTTTTCTAATTTATTAATAGTATTTTTAACATCTTCTATTGTTGTATATTTTATATTTATTGTGTCTTTTGGATTTTTGTCAATGTACACATCAAAAGATTTCTTAGGGTTTTCTGGATTAAATAAAAATTGGGTTTTTATTTTAGTTTTACGAGTTTTATTTTTAATGGTTTTATTTTTTTTTGTATTATATTTCATAAAATACAATAATATTTTATTATTTTAATAGGGGTAAAATATAAAAATTGTTATAGACAACCAATATTTTAAAGTGAATTTATAATTTGTTCTGCAATTGCAACATATATTATAATTGCAAATGATATAAATGCATAAATAGTATTATTATCAAGGTAAATACACAAATGACAAGGCCTTCAATTAACGAAAGAAACAAGCGCGCATTACAGAGAAAATATGGGAATGCAAATAAAACGGCCAACCAAGTAAACATATATAATTCATTTTTGGAAAGCATGGACAAGAAACAACGAGAACAAACTGAACGCGTTGATCAGCTTGATAAGATTGTTAATAAGACTGATGATGTTTGGCCAAGAAATCAGCCAATCACACATGATGCAAATTCTAATCAAGTTGCTTCAAAAGATCATATTGATTTAATTTTGAAGAAAATCTTGGAGAAATACACCGATTTTGGTTTTAATAATGAAATGTTTAACGGCACAACTCATGAGGATAATATTATTTCAAAAATGGAAACAAATAATCCAAATTTGTATGAGAATAACCCAAAAGATTCCAGTGTTCACGATGATAAAGAACTTGCAAATGCAGCTCATATTCTATTAAAAATTAGAGAAAAGCATGCAAAGACCCCTCCTCTTAATATAGAACGAATTGCAACTCCAAATATAGAGCGGGAAAAGGTAGATATAGATGTGGAAATTGCAGGATTGGATGATTTACTAACGCTAATAAATGACTATCCAGACGATGTAACAAAAGAATACAACATAAATATTACTGCTTTGCATAAGATTAAGGGTCCATTAAATGATTTGAATAACATGGTTGGAATGAAAAAGTTGAAAGAATCGGTTGTTGATCAGATTATCTATTATTTGCAGGACTTTCATAAACCTGATTCTTTATTGCCTGTTTCTACAAATGTACCTTTACCAATTAAAGCGGTTCAACCAGGTGATACCAAACCCAATTTTAAAGTAGATCAAAGTGGCGGAGGATGCTGTAGTCAAGAATGTAATAAGAAAGATTCTAAGAAAGATTCTAAAAAGGAGTTAAAGATTGATACAAGGAGTGAGACAGGCGATTTTATGCATACTGTTATTTATGGTTCTCCAGGAACTGGAAAAACTGAAATTGCCAAGATCATTGGACAAATTTTTTCCAACTTGGGGGTCTTGTCCAAGGGGTCCTTTAAAAAGGTTACTCGTAGCGATTTAGTTGCAGGATATCTAGGCCAAACGGCCTTAAAAACCAGAGACGTCATTAAGGAGGCACTTGGAGGTGTTCTATTTATTGATGAAGCGTATGCACTTGGAAATAGCGAAAAACGCGATAGTTTTTCAAAAGAATGTATAGATACTTTGTGCGAGGCATTAAGCGACCACAAAGCAGATCTCATGGTGATTATAGCTGGTTATGAGGGAGAATTGAATGAATGTTTTTTCAACTATAACCAGGGTCTAAATTCCAGATTTACTTGGAGATACAAGACTGACGATTATACAGCAGAGGATATGTGCAGAATATTTACAAAGAAAATTGCTGATTATGGATGGGAAGTTGCCGAGGGTGAGAATATAAATCCGCCATGGTTTGAAAAGAAAATGGACTATTTTAAGTATTATGGGCGTGACATTGAAACCTTACTGGCAAAAATTAAAATTGCACATAGTAGACGTGTATTTTGTAAATCAAAAGATACAAAGAAAAAGCTTACCATGAAAGATTTAGAAAAGGGTTTTGAAATTTATTTGAAGAATGAAGAGGTGAAGAGTAGAAAAGAGAACGCGGAAATGAAGACAAAATTGTATGGTTTATACGTTTAAACCGAAGAACATTTAAAATGGGACAAACGTCAAACTAACAAATGTTTGATTTTTCCAAAAATGGCAAATATATTAATAAGTAAATCGCATAATAAATCATAATAGAATTTACACTCCAACAC